TTGTTTTTCGGTAATTTAGAGGTTAACCAAAGACAGCAACTGTCTGACAACGTAAAATTAAAATTAAAGCACCAACCTGCAAAGAGACCCTTGTTTCAGCGCATAGGTGTAATTTCTACCAAAAGCAACACTGTACCCGAAGACGTGTTTGATATTATTCTGAAACTGCCCCCGCACTCCGGGATTCTGTTTCAGATGCTAAAAAATACATACCGGTTCGATACAAACCTGGTGTATTACGAAACCAGTCAGGAAGAACGGACGTTGCACTCACCTGAGTACAAACGTCTGAGTAAAGGCCTTCAGCCGCTGAAGAAGCATGGTCTGATTGCCAAACTATCCAAGCTGGAAGTGAGCAGACGGAAACTGCCAGCTAACCGTATACACTTTATGTTCAACCCGTACCTGATCATGGCGGCTAATGATGATGCCAAAGATCTCTGGGACGAGTTAACTAAGAAGTAACCACTGCGCCCTACGGGGCGCATTGCTATTCCCCCTGTTGATTCCCAGGGCCACCGGTCGGTGGCTATTGCGGTTTAATCCGTGAAGGAATCAACGATGCTATATACCAATCATAGTGGACTGCCACTATCCATTGGCGTGTGGCTGGCACATGATGACTACGACTACGATGATCGCAGTAATCACATTTCCGCCACATCGCTACTGAAACCCCTCAAGCAATTCATCCTGTCTAATCGTGTAGAAAACGATGAACGCAAAGAAGACATTGTTGGACGTATCCCAAGTTCCATGGGAAGTTCCATCCACAACGGTATTGAAGCCGCATGGAAGGAACACTACCGCACTAACATGGAGAAGCTGGGCTACCCGCAGAAAGTCATCGACAGAGTTGCGATAAACCCGACAGAAGAGTTCCTGAAAGAAAACCCACGCTGTATACCAGTTTATCTGGAAGTCCGTGCAGAACGGGAAGTAGACGGCTTCATCGTATCGGGTAAATTTGACTTCATCGGTGATGGCCGAGTAGAAGACTTCAAGACCACCTCGGTCTACACCTACATGAACCGAACCAATGATGATAAATACATCATGCAAGGTTCTATATATCGCTGGCTTAATCCGGACAAGATAAAGCGCAGTGATATGGCGATTCAATTCATTTTCACCGATTGGCAGGGTTCCCGTACCCGTGAGCCCAATTACCCCAATCAACGGACTCTGGAACATAAGCTGCTGCTCAAGCCAGTGGAAGAAACAGAGTCGTTCATACGCAACCAGATAGCCCTGATCAAACGATTCAAAGACGTACCGGAAGACGAACTGCCGGAATGCTCTGATGAAGATCTGTGGCGTAGCGAGACTATCTTCAAAGTCTATAAAGACGATAAAGCCAGACGTGCAGTATCAGGCGGCGGTAGATTTACCGACAAGCGGGAAGCGGAACGCTTCGTGCGACAGAAAGGTTCAGGTGTAATTAAGACTTTCCCCGGGGAAGTAAAAGCCTGTCGTTTCTGTAAAGCCATGGATATCTGTTCTCAGGCACAAAGATACCTCGCATCCGGCGAACTTACGCTTAGAGGATAGCATGAGAGAGTTTAAAGTATTTGACCGTGACAAAATCACATTTCACCCCACCGCAGAACGCATTGCACAACACCTGTGCGCTTACTGCGAAAATGATGTGCCAACCTTCTTCCGTGTACTGACCAGCTACGCACTTGCAAAAGTAGCGTCACAGATGCGGGCGTCCATTAAGACGCACAACCAGAAGCCACTACCTATTAATATGTATGCAGTGGACCTGGCACCATCGGGATTCGGTAAAACCAAAGCCATGAACTTCCTTGAAGAAGAAGTGGCCGGATTGTTCAACGAACGTTTTAAAGATGAGTTGCTGCCCTACGCTACAGAGAAAAACTTAGCGAAGCTGGCAACGCGCCGTTCTATCAGTAACAGTACCGATCCGGACGATGAAATGGATGACTTGATTGCTGAGTTCAAAGCATCAGGTACGTGGCTGCCGTCATTCGACTCCGCCACTCCTGCAGCACTGAAGCAGTTCAGACACAAGTTGTTAATGGCAGATGCTGGCTCACTTAATTTCGAGATTGACGAAATCGGGGATAACCTGACTGGCAATCAAGAAGCCTTCAGTAAGTTCCTTGAACTGTACGATAAAGGTAAAATCAAAGAGTCGCTTACCAAGAACACTAAGGACAACCAGCGTCTTACCCATATTGAGGGCCAGACACCATGTAACCTTATTATGTTCGGTTCGCCGGCTTCGCTGATGGACGGTGGTAAAAAGGAAGAAGAGTTCTTCACTATGCTGGAAAAAGGTTACGCCAGACGTTGCCTGTTCGGTATAGCGAAATCAGTTAACCGCAACCTTGATATGACCGCTGAAGAAATCTATCAGCGTAACGTGTCCAAACAGTCACTGGAGTTCATTGAAGAGTTCGCTGAACAGCTTCTGGAACTGGCAGACCCCCTGCACTACAAACGCCAGATTGCACTTGATTACGAAGAAGAGATTCTGCGTATCGAGTACGACCTGTGGTGTAAAGACCGTGCAGAGGAAATGAGCGAGTTTGATGTGGTCAAACGCATCGAAATGGAACACCGCTGGTTTAAGGCCATGAAACTTGCTGCTACGTACGCCTTCATTGAAGGTAATGCGAAGATCACAGCAACTAACCTCTATAACGCTATCGCAGTGGTAGAGGACAGTGGAGCATCATTCCAGGGTCTCCTTACCCGTGACCGGCCATACGTTAAGCTGGCAAAGTACTTAGGCGGTACCACCCGTCCGGTGACTCAGGTAGAACTGGTCGAAGACTTACCTTTCTTCAAGGGAAACCAAAGCCAGAAAGCAGAAATGCTGACCATGGCCGTAGCCTACGGTTATCAGAACAACATCATCATTAAGAAGCAATTCATTGATGGTATTGAGTTCCTGAAAGGCGAAAGCCTGAAAGAAACGGACACTGATGCCCTCACAGTAAGCTACTCAGACCATGTGGCCTACAACTACTTCAACGACACTATCACCTGGGAAAACTTAGCCAAGCTGACCCAGATGAACGATATCCACTGGGTATCCCACCATGTATTGGAAGGACACCGGTGCGAAGATAAAACTAAGCCCGGATTTAACCTGCTGGTTATTGATTGTGATGGTGACGTGCCCTTGGCTACCGCCCAGGCACTGCTGCACGACTACAAAGCAATCTTCTACACCACTAAACGTCACCAGACGGAAGGCGTAGACAGATTCCGTATCGTACTGCCGATGAAGTACACCCTGAAGATGGATGGCACTGACTACCGTGAATTTATGGAAGCAGTGTACTCATGGCTCCCGTTCGACATTGACGAACAGACAAGCCAGAGAAGCCGTAAATGGCTATCCCACGAAGGTAACTGCTTGGTACAGGATGGTGAATTGTTCGACCCTGTTTCCTTCATTCCGAAGACCACGAAGAATGAGGAACGTAAGCAACGCCTGCTGGATCAAGCCAGTCTCACTAATCTTGAACGCTGGTTCGTTAATAACACCGGTCAGGGTAACCGCTCTAATCAGTTGATTAAGTACGCCCTGCTGCTGGTTGATTCCGGTAAAACACTCAGTCAGGTAGAACAGGCCACACTTGCCCTGAACGAAAAGCTGGCTGACAAACTGCCGGAAGACGAAATCCACACCACGATCATGATCACTGCCCGCAAAGCATTCGCCAAGGCACAAGCTGCCTAAACATCCCTAAGTGGCCACCCTTCGGTGGCTACTGCGCTTTTCTTAATTTGGAGAACATCATGTCACTCGAAGTGAATGACAATCTGGTGCTGATCTGCGGTAAGTCTGCCGTAGGTAAATCTGCATCATTGCGAGACCTGAAAAACCCCGAAGGGGTCATGTACCTCAACTGTGAATCAGGTAAGAAATTACCTTTCCGCAGTAAGTTCATGGAACTGGTTGTAACTGACCCGCTGCAAGTGGAAGAAGCCTTTGAAATGGCTGAAACCGATGATATGGCCCATGTACACACCATCGTAGTCGATTCACTCAACTACCTGATGGACATGTATGAGTCAGTGTATGTACTGAACTCAGAGAACACCATGAAGGCCTGGGGTGATTATACCCAGTACTTTAAGCGTCTGATGCAACACCACGTTGCCGGCAGTTCTAAAAATGTCATCTTCCTTGCTCACGTTGTCGATCAACTGAACGAAGCAGATATGGTCCTTGAAACGAAAGTACCGGCTAAAGGTGCTATCAAGAACCAAGGTGTTGAAAGCTACTTCTCCTGCATCATTGCAGCCAAAAAGATGAAGCTGAAAGACCTGACTGATGAGTCAGAACTTCTGAACGTCACCCCGCAGGAAAAAGCCCTCGGCTACAAACACGTCTTCCAAACACAGATTACTGAGAAAACAGTAAACGAGCGTATGCGCGGTCCTATGGGCCTGTGGGAAATGGAAGAAACTTTCATTGATAACGATGCACAGAAAGTGCTCGACCGTCTGAACGAATACTACAACTAAGGTAATTGCCACTATGTCACTTAAAAATGCCCTGAAAACCAAAAAAGATATCAATCTGGATTCTGACCGTGTAGGTGGTCGTCGTATGCTGGAAACTGACGCATACCCGATGAAAATTAAGTATGCCTTCCTGGACGCCGCCAAAAGCGGTGCAATCAGCCTGAACTTCCAACTGGAGTCAGAAGCCGGTTCAGTAACGCAAACTACATACCTGACTTCCGGTGAGGAAAAAGGTCTGAGTAATACGTACACCGATAAGGAAGGTAACGAACAGTACCTGCCTGGCTTCATTCTGGGTAACACCATGACCCTGCTATCTGTAGGTGAAGAAATCGGTGATCTGGACACCGAAGAGAAGGTGATCAACCTTTACGATTTCGATGCGAAGAAAGAACTGCCAACCAAAGTACAGATGCTGGTAGATCTGCTGGACAAAGAAATCATTGCCGCAGTAGAACTGCAGGAAGTGGACAAGCGTGTTAAGAACGATCAGGGCAAGTACGTTGCATCTGGTGAGACACGTCAGCAAAACGAAGTCGTTAAGTTCTTCCGTGCATCTGACAAAATGACCGTGACTGAAATCCAGTCTGAAGCTGAAGAAGCTACGTTCATTGATGTCTGGACCGAAAAGAACAAAGGCCAGGTAATCAACCGTGCCAAAGGTGCTTCCGGTAACGGTGCAACTAAAGGTGCGCCACCTAAGTCTGGCGGTGACAAAGCCCGTTCAGGTGTAAAGAGCCTGTTTAAGTAATGATTGTCGCGGGACTGGATCCAAGCCTATCAAACTTGGGGATGGTAAAGGGCCACTTTGACGGAGTGGCCTTTGACCCGCACGAACTGAAACTGGTCCAAACCAGTGCGGACAAATCAGCGAAGAAGCAGGTACGGAAGAACTCCCAAGACCTGCAACGCTGCCGTGAACTCCATGACGGACTTCATAAGTTTATCGAAGGCGTAGACCTCATATTTGTAGAAGTACCCGTAGGGAGTCAGTCAGCCCGTGCAATGATGTCATACGGTGCATGCGTCCAGCTGCTTGCCGGTATCAAAATCCCCCTTATTGAAGTGACCCCTAATGAAGTGAAACTGGCTGCTACCGGCGATAAGAACGCCACCAAGCAGGACATGATCACGTGGGCAGTCAATAAGTATCCAAACGTAAAATGGCTTACGCAGAAGCGTAACGGCCATCAGGTGATCACAGCTAAGAACGAACACTTAGCCGATGCCGTTGCCGCTGTAGAAGCAGGCATGCAAACGGACACCTTCAAACAATTACTCAGCTTTCACAGGAAGATCAGAGCGTGAAAATTTTATTAGAAGAATCCGATATCACTACGATTATCGAACAACACATTAAGGCGGCCAACGTACTTAATCTGGCAGAACAACCGTTCACCGTTGAATTACAAATTGACGGTACTGAAGTCACAGCCGCAATCAACACTGATGTTGCTGCCGTAGCCAATCCAGAAGCCGAAGCTAAGCCTGCACCTAAGCGCCGCCGCCGTAAACAGAAGTCTCCTGAGCCGGTAGCCGAAGAAGCCCCTGAAGCAGAAGACGAAGCCGAACAGGAACCGGAACCTGCAAAGGAAGAACCTGCTGCTGAAGAAACCGCCGAGCCGGAAACTACAGAAGAAGCACCACAGGAAGAAGAAAAGCCTAAAAAGTCTTTATTCGCCGGTGTGAAGAAATCTGCAGTAGTTGAGCCGGAAGATGAAAAGCCACCTTTCAAAGCTGACGAACAACCTAATAAGAAATCACTGTTCGCCTGATGCTTAAAAAGGCCTGGTCATTCCTCAAAACCATCCTGACTATCATACTTGTGTGTGTATGTGTCGGGGTGGTCGTAGCCGTGACATACTTCCTTTCTATATTTCTCGCCGTCCTGTTGGGGATATGCGCTGTAGCGGGATTGGTGTGGCTTATCAAACAAGCCCCCAACATAAAGGAAGCTATCAAAAAGGCTGACGCTGAATTTAAAAAAGAAAACCCTGACCTCTTTGATTAGAGGTCTTTTTTTATTGAGAGAAGCTATGCCCGCTTTATATACCCCACAAGAAGATGAAACTATTATCCGCCTGGTTAACGAAGACCGCCTGATGTATCGGGAAGTCGCTGATATCCTTGGCCGGACTGCTGCAAGTGTTGGGTCACGTGTCCGTTTATTAAGGGAACAAGGTCACGTCATTACGCCCACTATCACCCACAAACCCAGAGTAGTAGAGGAAACTACTACCCCTGATACATCACGTAAGATGTATTTACGTGCAGGGTTGGTGATTACGGCAGCGTGTTTAGTGGCATTTCTCCTGTCCTTAAAGTAAGACAAAGGGGCTTAACGCCCCTTTTTATTTATGATTTAAAGCCCATGGCATGAAGTATTCCGTTTATCGGCAGTATCTCATCCCATGCGTTTAATCCGGTACTGACAGGGTTTCCAATCTTGTCAAGAATACTGGACTGGAACCATGCAGCATCTACCGGTGACGGTATACCCATGTTTCCGATCAGGAACATGTTCGCCAAAGTCGATGCCGGCTGTTCCCTGAACAACTCATACACTGGTCGCTGAATACGTAAGGCATACTTTGTGAAGTACAGCAGTCCCATATCATTGAGGTACTGTAATCCCTGGCTTGTCGGAATATCGTAGTTAACGAAGTTCCGGCTTACCTTGGCCAGCGCATCCGATTTACTTAACTTGTTCTCAGCTGTTTCTGTCAGGTGACGGTACTGCGCGTATCGTGCAGCGAAGTCTGACATTTGAATAGGCTGATTGAGCATATCGTAAAACTGGGTGTCCTGGGTCACGAACAGGAATTTGCCGAACTTATTCACCGGTCCCAGACGTTTGTTTGTCAGGACATCATCTATACGCTGTGTCAGTTTGGTTTTATAACTGAACGGGTCTTTAGCGGTATCAATGTCTTCAACGATGGTCTGAAATAAGCCAGCTTCCATTAACTCATGTACAGGATTGGCCGACATTTCCGTGGTGACTTCTGCAAGTTCACTCCGTAGAGATTCGCGCTTTGAGCCTGTACCGGTTACGGCCAGCTGCCGCTGCAATGCATATTGCCGCTTTTTCAGTGTGTTGTAGGCACTCGCATATCGCCAGCCTTTCACAGTGTCAGTGATACCCTGTCTCAGGGGAACACCGGCAAGGTTGAGGAAATAGCCGTTACTCACGATGTTGAACACGGTGGTAAACAGGGATTTGACGATAATGGAGTCTTTGATCATCTTCACGATGGTCTGTACTACATTCTCAGTCTGCTGGATACGAAGTATCAGCTTATCCCCGAACACTTTACCCAGTGTCATTTCCACTGCGGTTCTGAAGGCTTTAGTAAGCATATGCTGCTTATCTCTGTCGGCCTTGAATATCTCGGCAGCTGACCACTTACGGTAGCCAAACGTCAGGTTGAGCAAGTCACGGCGCACCATTAAGTGTGGGCGTCCAAACTTATCCCTGGCATGTAACTTGGCATCCCGTGGCAGTAAGTCCCAGTATTCACGGATAACAGGATCTTTTGCATCTGCGCTGACCTTCACGTAGTTAGATGCGGTCGGGTTCTTGTCGTTAGCATACTGGTCATACAGTACGTCAATCATCTGCTCATTGCGTGATTTCGTATTTGTACGGTCCACGATGCTACCGGCGATACCACCAACCACTTCACCTACGTCATACTGCTTTTCCAGAATCTTATCGCGGTTTTCCTCTGACATTTCATACCGGTAATCGGTAACACGTCCGTCAGGGCTGAATGTTGGAATCATCATCGCTTCTTTCACGGTTTCCGGATCGAAGTCAATGTCCATACGTTCAGCTGAATCATCAACTGCATTGCGTGTCAGTGCCGGCAGTACCTTTCCGAAGTCACGGTACATTTGGCCGTTATCAGCGTTAAAGGCTGCCTGTACGTAGTTAGTACCCTTTGCGGCAACCTCTGTAAGAGAGGCCACACCGGTAACCCTACGGCGCATACCGCCATCACGTACTGTGTACAGGTGAACGTGCTGTTCATTGTCCAGCATTCTGTCTTTGGCAATAAGGCCGTCACGCTTAATGTAGCCCATGGCTTCAAGCTGCTTGGCTTTCTCAGAACCTGGTACAGCCCAGTCAAGTGACACATACGGGTTGTGTATTTCACTGATAAAGCCTTTAGTCATTAATGCAGGATCGCCATGGAACAACTGTTCCTGTGATTCTTCACGAATGTCCTGATACTGTCTAAGCAGGTACTCTGCCCCGTTCTGGCCGTCTTTACGTGCGTTCTCAGTACGTACGACTTCCAGAGCCAGCGCCTTTGAAGCGGCATCGGTATACTTGATTGCGTACAGGGAAGCCAGCTGCTCAATAAGCGGTTCCGCGGCTTGTGCTTCTTCCTGAGACACTGCCAGACCATACCCGAACATATTAGCGATGCCGTAGGCATTCTTAATAAGGTTGCGGGTTGTGGCCACGTTTCTCGCCATGTAGAAACCAAGTGCTTTACTGTGTGCAACGTACTTTGCGAAGTGTGGTAATTCACTCAGCTGTTGTTCCAGCTTAGCGGCTTCAGCGTGTACCGCCTCGTTGCTTGCCAGCAACTCTGCTACCTGTTCCATGGTGTAGCCGTGTGCCAGTAGCGAAGGAACATCAGACTTGATAAGGGCTTTGGTAACAGCCTTACTCTGGTGCTTGTTCAGTCTGGTTTTGAAACCTTCGTGAATAATCTGGCTCAGGTTTTTGGAAACAAACGTACGTTTCTGTTCAATGTCCCTGTTGGTGTAACGCAGCTGCTTCAGCATTTCTTCGTTATTAACCGTGTCACCGATTACTTCATCAACGGCCAGGGCAACATTGCTTTGCGGTGTTTGCTTGTTGTTTTTGATGTCATCTTTGATCATCTGGGTCACTTTACCCACACGGTCTTTAACGGCCAGTTCAACCAGTCCGGCTGTTGCCGCTACGAAAGGTACTCTTGTGGTTCTCACTGAACCAAAGGCCTTACTGTTTACGGCGGCTTTCACACCTTGCTTAATCAGATCATCAGCACCACTACGCAGTTTCTGTTCCGTGCGTTCCAGCACATCCAGTTTACGGCGGGTGTCATAGTTCTTCTGTGCAAGCCGGCCAAGCAAACTGTCATGTGCATCACGTACCGTACGGCTCAGGTTCACATTGCCGTTCAGCAGGTCCACAAGGCGTCCAAGGATCCGACTGATATAATGTTGTACCTGTCGGTAGATACTGCCTTCAGGGGTGTCTGAAGCACGATTTTCGATGTTCTCCAGTAACTGTCTCACCGGTAAGTGGGTTGCACCTACAACAGCAAAGCGTGTGAGGTAATCAGCCTGTCTACTATCAATATTGCGGCCGGCGATATCCGACTGCTCAATGTTACCGGCATTTAAACCAGAAGGACTGAACAGATAGTCATACTTGGCTTTCGCTTTAGCGACTTCTGAGGGGTCCAGTTTAGCCTGCTCAAATGGCAGGAACGATTCCCAGGTCAGTGCTTCTTTGGCTGACAACCATGCCTTACGTAACTGCGTTCTTTCAAAGCTGTACGTATTCAGTGAACTGCCTAATACACTTTCCAGCTGCTCGGCAACATAAAGTTCTTCTTCCGGCATCGGGAAGGTATCACGCAGGTTACTGACAAAAGGTGTGGTGTTGTTGTTCAGGTGCGTAACGAACTGGTCAAATTCATCACCCAGTGCTTCTTCCGCATCAAACAACTCTTTACCGTTCAAGCCAGCAACACTGTTAATCAGACTCTGTTGGATTTCTTTCAGGTATTCAGTGTGGTCTGTATCTCTGTCGGCATTTCGCTCCGCGAACGCCTGTACAAGTTCGGCGGGTGTCATCTTCCGGATGCGTTGCATGTCGGCGGCGTACACACTCTCTGTACCACGTGGGAGTAAGCGTGCCTGTGACTCAATCAGTGAAGCACCCAGTTCAATCACCTGACGGACTGCACTGTCTGTTTTCGGTGAGCTCTCGCCTTTGAATATGGCGTTTGTGATCCGGCTTACGAATGAAGTAAACATGTCGATAAGTCCACCATTACGGCGTTGCTTAGTCTTAATGTTTTTCAGCTGCTCGATAAACTCACGGTTAGTAAAGCCATAGGCAATCAGTTCTTTGATGTTACGTGTGGCTTCACTGTTCAACCGGATACCGGCCTTTGACGCTTTTTCTGCGATTTCAGTGCGTAGTTCTTCCAGCTTTTCGACAGCTTTTACAGATTGAGGATCTTTAATCTCCCCGTTCTGTACACGGTTCACCAGGTCCGAAGTCATGGCGTGAATTAACTCATGGGCCACTGTTTCCAGCGTAGTACCGGAATGCTTATAGTCACTTGAACGTAACATGATTTCGCGGTCATTAGGGTCATAGACACCCAGGGCAACTGTCATCATGTTGTTCACTGAGTTATAGGCTTCATCCCCGACGACTTTAAATGTCAGGTCTGGCGGTACGTGCTTGGCCAGCATTTTAAGAATGCCTGCGTTCAGTGTCTTGACCTTACGGTCCTTCATCAGCATATGAAGTACTTCACGTACATTGGTAGTCTCTTTGACTGCTTTCTCAAACAGGATTTGGAAAGGGTCAGTTACCGCTACACTCGGGTCGCGCAACTCGCCGTAGTCATTTCTGGTACGGATGTTCTTCTGTTCTGCCTCTTCCTTAACCTGAGTCGTTTTAGTTGTCTCAGCTGGCTTAGGGGCTTCAGGTGCAGAGCGTGTACGCGAAGGCACCGGATTACCTGCTTCATCAAGCGCTCGGTTATTGCGGCCTTTCTCGGTCTCATAGCCGGCCCCTTCAAAGTTGTACTGAACCAGGTATTCCAGATCGTCCATTACCTTCTTGGATACATCATTCTGGTATTCAGCGTTCTTCTGAAGCGAAGGTAAGATATCCTTTTGTCGGTTCTGCCATGTGTCACGCCCGTAAAGGGTGGCAACCAGCTTACCTTGTTTGGATTTAGAGATACGTCCGGCCTGAACCAGTGATTCAATAGCTTCCTCCATAGCCAGCATCTGATCCAGTAAGTGCTGATACGGATTCAGCTTACCAATCTGTGCTGCCATTTCGCTGTTAAGGCTCTGCCCTGCTTTTACAGCATCCAGTACACTGACAGGGAAACCATCGTGTACGTTAAATGCACCGACTTCAGTAAGCAGGTGTGCGGCCATAGCAGCATCAAACGCATGGATGTTCTGTACACCGGAACCTACGCCGATTTCACGGGTCACTGTATCCCGTCTGGCTTTAGCAGACAGACCTTTACGCCATGCACCTTTGAGTTTCAGAGGGATGTTTTTGGCGAAGGAAGTACTGGCATTCTGCTTCTGGTCAATGGTTTCACCGATTTCAGCAACCTGTGTCTGTTCTTCAGCATTCTGAGAATAAGCATACTGCACGTTAGGCATGATGGTGTGGAACTTACTCATCAGGTCATTGAAGACCTTGCGCGGCAGTGGCTGATTCTTTTCTAACTTACCGGCCTTAATTAACGCCTGTCTTGCGTCTTCCATCAGCATGTCTGTCAGATCCGCAAAGGTAGCATTCAACTGCTGCATACCGTCCACGTAGTTCTGGCGGTTTTCTTTGAAGTCATTGAACTGTTCGTCAATGGCACCGGCCAGCGGTGCAGCCATGTTGCGGATAACAGCATCGGCTATCATGTTCTGCTGATAGTTAGGCATCTCCAGATCACGCATGTCTTTTACTGACATGCCTTTAGTAACCGGAATGAAGTTTTCTTTGGAGTTAGTGAGTCTCTGTAATTCACGATTAAGTGCCTGCAGTGCTGTTAAGCTGCCCTGCGGGTCGTTATCAACAATGGCCTTTTCAATGCGGTCATCAAACTTATCAAGGAACTCCTGACCCAGGATAGCTTCAATAGTGTCATCACCCGCACCGTAAACACGCTGCATAAGCGGCTCTTTACCCAGTGCACGGGGAATGTCAGTACCGTTCTTGGTTACCGTGTCCATGATGGTTTTCATTACAGCATGGATAGGATGCTCTGCGGGGTAGCTGCTCAGGTCTTCCTGAAGTAACTGGTTCCAGCGGTCAGTCAGTGTCTGATAGAAGTCACGTTGGCCACCTTCGATAGCATTACCCAGTGAACGTTGCCCATCAAAGAAGAATCCACCTTTCTTGAGCATTTCCTTCATGTTGTCGGCAGTCCCGTTACCATAAAGCATAGTACCGATTGCGACACCGTTGGTTACACCGTCCAGTTCAACCCACAGGTCAGTAGAGAATGACTTCTCATCCGGATCATCAAGGGCTTGTAGGTAACGGCCATAGTTCATCAAGGCCCGTAACGTGTGCGTACCTTCTTTGTATTGACGTACTACGTCAGTAACCAGTGCACGGGCAATCTGGCCTTCTGCACTGAGTGGGTCAACGCCACCTTCTACCAGTGCAACCGCTGCTTCAGCAGCTTCCTGAATACGGGTGTCTTCAGTGACCAGTGTACCAAATTGACCCAGGCTGCTTTCAATCTGCATCTTGTCGATATCAATCCCGAATCCCTGAGCCACGCCTAACTTAAACAGGTTGACCGCTTGCTCATTATCCAGTTTTATATCGCGCTTCCACGCTTTGACGCCAATTAAGCCGCGGTGAATTTTACTTGTCTGCGGGTTCACGCTGCTGCTGTAACCCAGACGACCATACTTCCATGATTCCATAGGCAGGTAGAATGGTTTACCTAAGCCGCCTTTGGACAGTTCCATAGCCTCACGGAACTCATTGTAGTTATCCAGTTCACGTTGTAAGCCTGCGTTCACTGCTTCCATGGCTTTACGCTTACGCTTAGGAGCAAGGCGCATTTCTTCTTCAGTGTGGAAGTTGAATACCAGTTTCTGTTCCGCATCACCTAACAGATTAACCAGCGTATCGGTGTCAGAGGAAATACCCATCGGTGTCTGCTGTGCTTTCAGGATGGCATCCTGCATCTTCTGCGGCAGCTTTTTAATCGTACGCTTCATGTGTGCCGGTAATTTCGTAATCGGCTTGAATGAAGGCATACGGGTAGGATTACCGATAGACAGGGCTTCGCTAAGAATGCGGCCAGTGTCTTTATTTACTTCGTAAATATCACGGGCACGTCCGTCTAACTGCTCATCACTGAACAGTGGCGCATCAGGGTTATATTTAGGAAGGAACGTGTTGTACAGAGCAGGTGATTTATCCGTTCCTGTGTAACGTCCTGACTTCTTAATCTCAGCGTTTACCTTCTTACTGGCAGCACCTTTAATATCTGCCCAGGAAGTCTGTACGCCTTCAACCAGCTGTGCGTTAAGCATGGCACTTAACGTAACCTGACCCAGTTGGAACTCAAGTCGGGACAGGTGAACGGTAGAACCATTTTCATCATTCAGGGATAAGCCAAGCATCTTAATGATGTCACGGCCCAGCTGACGGGTGATCCAATCTTCCGGTAAGCCACGGGTCATCATTAACTGATGCAGGTCGTGATTTACCTTCTCTTCTTTCACACCGAACATTTGGCCGACAGTAGCTTTCTTATTGAATAGCGCATCCATTGAGGATGTAGCTACCCAGTTGTAAGCAGCCATGGACATTGCAGCCGTTACAGACTCAGGGTACTTCCCGTTTTCCAGTAACGTGTTATGCAGGTTCTGTGTGTCGTAGCTTGGATCCGTTGGCTTAGCCATCTGGTTGATGATCTTAGCGAACCCTGGTGCAAATGCGGTGAAATGCTCAACGGCATTCTTTTGCTGAGTCGTTAAGCCAGAAACAGAATCACTGTCAGTCAGCAGTAGTGACGGCAGTTCGCGTAGTCTCTGAATTACATGAGGGACTTCAGCAATGATGCTACGTACACGGTCAGACTTCTTGAAGAACTTATTCAGGGTCTTGTTACCGGCCAGTAGCCTGTCAGCTGCGTGATAGCCTTCTTCCCTGCCCTCAAGATATTTACGGGCAGATGCAGAATCACTGATATCACTTTTAGCTGTGGCAATGGTGTCCAGTAGTTCCTGAGTTATACGGCGGGTTTCCCGCTTCACTGCCTGCTTTTCTATAGGCGTATTGGGCTCACCTAAAAAGCCAAGGTTATCCATGGCTTCTGAGCGGATTAATGCCTTGTTATTCAGCTTACGTTTGGCTTCACGGATAGTAGCGTCAAGACGGTTCTCATTAAGACGCATTTCACTGAGTTGTTTTTCAGTGTCGCTCAGTTCAGGTTCATCCTGTGCAGGTAGTTCTTCATCTGTTAAGCCAACTGACTCTACAGTGGTATCTTCTGTACTGGTGTCGTCGCTAACGCTGACGCTCTGCGACTCCTGTTCTTCGGGTGTAATGGTATCCGGTATTGCGTCTGCCGGTGTGTTCTCTGTACTGGCCGCTGTAGTTGCTGCTGTTACTTCAGGTTGTGCAGTAGTTTCTGCTACTTCCGTTACAGGTGCTTCTGGCGCAGCCGTAGGCGTAGCGACAGATTCAGTTACCGGCGCAGATACCTGTTCTTCTGCCGGCATCAGGCCATTGATGTTATTAACCACAGCGTTAAGCAGATTGGCTTCAGCACGGACAGATTTAACCATGCGGCCGGAGCGTTCATAAATTTGATAGCTACGTGAACCGTCTTTACGGGAGCCACGCATCTTGTAGTTAGCTGCTACATAGTCGATAGCCCGTTGATCTTCATCAGTGATATCCGGAATACCACCACGGGACCATGGAGCAAAGGCACGTTCAAAGTCATCTGCTTTACGTGTCTGACTGTTGGCAAGTGCTTCCAGACGGCGCAATTTCTGACGTGCAGTGTTTGTGTCACCTGCATCAATCAACTGGGTAATCTCAGCCTGGTACTGCAGTGCACTGGTCGCACCGCGATCAGCTTTATCATACGTACCGGCAGCACGGCCTTTAACAAGGTCATTATTTACGCCGTCTACGGTTGAGGAAGTTCTCTGCTCAGTAGCAGCCAGTGCAGCTTCTTTTACTGCGGCAGCATTCTGTAAGCGGGTACGTTCTTCAGGGGTCCAGTGTCTTGATTGCAAAAGTGACTCTACATCTTCTAAAGTGATACTTTCCGGCGAATACATTTCAGATTTGAAAATCCGTTGTGCATCCACTTCAAACTTATCGTCACGTTGCTCAGCGTTAACTACTGAATCCACAGCCTGTGCGGTATTGGAAATAGTCTCCTGACGCGCAAACATGTTGTTCACGGCATCAGTGACACGGTTTTCCTGATCAACCAGTTTATCGGCTTGTTTCTCTAATGATGCTCTTACTTTGGGGTCAGAGGTATTAGTGATTTCAGTTTCCAGACTTTCCAGTTTCTCAGCGATTGCTGATTGCAGCTGGGTAGCCTCAATAAGTGCTTCATCACCTAATGCTTCTTTCTGTTCTTGGGTAGCATCGGAGGTCAGAGCGGCTTCATGACGGGCGCGGATATTACGTATTCCATCGTCAATTGAAACTTTTTCTGTGTTTTCTCCATCTGACAGAGAATTTTCAACTAAAGTAGTATAGTTACCTGAGTCTATTTCAGCCCTAACCTGCTCATCGGCTACTTTCTGAGCTTCTTCAGTACGTTGCTTACGCGCTTCGTTCAAATTACCAACTTTAGCGGCAGCAGCACTCGATACTGTATTTACTGCATTAGTGGATGTCGCTACAGCTTGAGGGGTTCTGACTGCGGCAGCGGTAGCACCAGATGCACCTACCCCGATCATGCCTGCCTCGTAGATATCACGGCCATCTTCTTTAAGGTCGAAGTCTTCACCGAGTGCATCATTTTCAATGGCAGTCTGTACAGCTTCTGTAACGCCTTCAGTGGCCATACCGCCTGTACCCTTAGCAGCTTTAGTCAGGACTTCTTTTGCTGATGCCACTGATTCCTTTGCAACCTCTTTCGTTGCTTCTGTAGTCGCTTTCGTGACATCCGTTTTCCCCAGCTTTTTGATACCTGAAATAGCACGTGTTGCAGAATCACCTGCAAAGTCCAGAATGCCGCCCAGAGCAGCTTCTGCGGCGAGTTCCGCTTGCTTATCGGTACTGACAACCTTGTTCTCTTTGTCAGCCTTACGCAGGTTCTCAGCTTGGGTATTCAATGCGTATGCCGCACTGTTGGCCTGACCTAAGCCAGGGACAGCTGTAGCGAATGCACTTGGTGCGCTTTCGGCAGCATATTCAAAAGTAGATGCGGGATTGGACAGTAAGGCTTTAAGGCCTTCCACAGTCAGATCGGCAAGTGCGCCGGCAGTCTCAGAAGCACCTTTGGCTTCTTCGATACCTGAGTCTTCCCATGCGTAACCGAACTGCTTGGACTGTGCTTCACGGTTCAGCGGGTTATAGGCATCTTCAATCCAGGTGTCTTTTGTAAAGTAATCAGCGTTTTCACCAGCACCTTTCAGTGCTTCCTGATACTTAGCAAAGATTTGGCGGGGAGTCTGGCCAGTGTTACCCATCGGCCGGTTAACGTTACCGTTGTAAGAGTAGCCACCCTGGTTATACCGGCTGTCATTGACCGGTGTATTCAGCAACTGTTGCTGCTCCGGTGACAGGGCTTTATTGTTTAATTCTAAAGCCAGTGCCTGACGTGTAGCGTCATCCAGTAATGATAAGTACTGGTTCGCTTCTGCGTTGCCAGGGGCTGATGCCCAGTCACCGAGGATGTTAGCACCGCCGGATAACACACGGTTGGCTAACTGCTTTGCCTGGCCGGACAATGTACCCAGTTCGGTCTGTCCTGCCCATGCTCTACCGTCTATCTGGGCTCTGCGCTCAGTGTCGGCACGGTTACCCATAACCCAGTCAGTGAGGGCTGTTTCTTTACGTTGTGATTCCTGAATCAGCCTGTCAAGGCTGGTGAGGCTATCCACCTTCTGCTGCACACGCTGGGCTTTCTGTGCAGATAAATTACTTCCTAACGGATTAGACATATTTTGGCTCTGTGGGAGTATGGAGGGAGGGGAAACAAAAAGGGACAGTGGCTGTCCCTTGGGAGGTATTACAGGCGATCTTCCTGTGCTTTCCTGAGCGCACTCTCAAGAATTTTAAGTGCGTTACCGGATTCCGATTCTAACCGTTTACGATCTTTGAGTCGAGTTGCACGGTATGTGCCCTGCTTCTGTAAAGCCAGTAACAGTTCACCACCGTTCTTAATCTGATCAACGATGGCTTCTTTCAGTACATCAGAATCTTTATCAATGAGAACTCTGCCTGTGTCATTGCCTGTCACATCATAAGCACGTTTCAGGGCGATACCTAAGAAGTTATCTGCTTCAGGGCCGGTCAGGAACTCTTTAATCTCGGGATTATCGCGGATAATGGCTGACTTCGCTTCTGTCAGTGCGTTCTTAACATCCGAACGATCCAGATCGTCAGTGTACCAGCTGCTGGTTTTAGTAACGTTATCCATGATATCGGAGATAACCGAAGAGGTAGAGTTACCGGTAGATTGCCACTGCGTTGCATCATCTGCTGCAATGTTACCGAATCCGGCAACGCCCAATTGCGTTTCTCTGTCGAAGTTATCCAGTGCCTGCTGGTTGTACTGTGCAACCCCGTCCAGTCGCTCACGCGCCGGCCGGTTAAGCGTGTGGATACGTTCCCATTCAGGGATAGCGTTTTTAAGTGCAGTGGAAAGCCGGTCACCGGTGATACCGTTACGGGATAACTCAGTTTTGAGTATGGTCTCTACCCTGTCCGGATTATCTACCTGTTTAAGGATATTACGGGTGAGGTCACCTACGTTATCCCTTTGCCAGTCAAGGTTATCCTGTTTCTGCTGTTCATTGTAACTGCGTTGCTGTGTATTCAGTGTCTGCAGGAGAGAACCAGTATCACGGATATTCCCTTTATTCGCATCAAGGTAAGACTGTGCACCGGCGAAGTCTCTGCGGCCTAACAGGTCGTTGAACGCCTGAATGTACGGACGCTCAGCTTCAGTAGCCTGTGCATTATTGAATGCGGTATCTGTTGTCCAGTTGTCCTGCAGCGTGTTCTTACGTTGACCCAGCGCCTGAAGTACTTTCTGCGTATCGACCTGCCCTGCACCTAACGGTGCAAGGTCATTCTGGATTTGCTGATTGAAGTTATTGAAGCCGTCCAGTGAGTTCTGTCCCATGATGCGGTTCATGAACTGCTGTGTCTGGTAGTCCTTCATCTGTGCGGCTTCGTTCTGACGGCTCTGGCCAATGCCTTGTACGACACCGGCAAGTCGGTCCAGACCATCGGTGATCATGTTGCCGCCCTGATTGTACTGCAAGTTTGCAGTACCGAAGTTAGGTGCGGCCACGTTACGCCATGTAATAGGATTAGCCATTATTGCCGTACTCCTTTGCGCCCCAGGTATTCATGTAATCACCGACTGAACGGTAGTACTGGTTACCTGTGGCGGCATCATCACCTAATCGTGCACGTTGGCGGTCTTCCAGCTGTGCATTCAGTGTGGTGGCTTGCTGGTTATAGTTCTGGATGGCGAAGTCCTTCTGGAAATTGAACTGGTCCTTTGCCTGCCCCAGTTGCTGGAAACCCAGATACGTCTGAGCCAGGCTGCCTAATCCTTGTAGTGCCGGCATACCCCATCCGTTATGGTCGATGCCGGTTGTTTTATCGGTGTACCCCAGCATGTTGTCCCAGAAAGAGGGATCCCACTGGTTCTGATTAAAGTTAATGCCTACGTTGGCGGCGGGAACTGCTGCGGCGGGTAAAGCGTTGAGTGAGAACATGGTATTTACCTATGTGTACTGTGGTTTGGGGAGTTGAACTTGCGTGGCAACGTAGTTATCAATGAGATCGTAAGCCAGCACTCCCGGATTGGAGATAAGTGACCGTTGGAGAAACTGGTCAGCGGTTTCGTTTAGGTTGATGGTATGGGGCCGGTTAATGAAGCTGTAAGGATCAACGAGGTTGGATGTACTGAGCAGTTCTTTCAGTGTCTCGATATCTTCCTTCATGAGGTCGTATTCTTCCTCAAAGGCTTCCATCTCAGACTGAAGTACCGCTGTCAGTTGTTCGTTATTTTCCTTACCGATTGACGTACCTACAGAAAGTAGCGTCTTAGGGTCGATATCCAGAAAGGATGTCTCGGACATATAGCCGTACATGGCAGCTACGATTGTAACGACTGCCACAAGAAACGCCAGTTCCGGTCCGATTACTTTCACGGTGTACTTGATAGCGATGTTAATGGCAATTGATGTCAGGACGACTGTGGCAAGGTAGGTTGCAGCTGCTGCCGTACCGCCCTGAGCAAATGCAGCGGCGGTACTGGTATAGATATCATACCCTGTATACGCAATGACCACTATAGCTACCACTATCAGGAAGGCTTTAAACAGACTGGATTCATACCATTTGGTTTTGCGTTTATCGTAGGCGTGGAATACCAACATCAGGCCGACATAGTGCAGCTGCTCCTGCTGTAGCGGGTTCTGTTTCTGAACCAGATCTCTGCGTAGCGGGATAATGAAGTTATGGTTTTCATCGTCTTCCCAGTAATCTTTGAGTCGTGTCTCAATAACACCATCCCCGTACACCGTGTTGCGATGCATCGGATCTGCGACTTTCAGAATTGCATACGTGTTATCGTCAATCTGCTTTTTATAAGTCAGGTAAGGGACATCGTTAATTTCGGAGTACTCAAGAGACACTTCACCGGTGTCATCCAGAACACCTTCAACATAACGTAACCCAATGCCGGCATACATCACCTGTAAGTCGAATACTGCATCAGAGATAGTGACGGCCATGACATGACTGTCGAAAGCCAGAAGCCCTGGTGTACCGTTTAGCGGATCAAACCGGCCTGTTTCCGGAGAGTTCTCATACGCATCAAGCCAGAAGTCAAAAGCATAACTCTTAGCGGCTTTGCTATCGTTATTCAGCTGTATGGCCAGCATGAAGTAGGCTTCGTCAATGTCGTTTACGTCTTCGTTCTCATTGATGTTATCCCTGAGTTCAAGGATATCAATGCCGAACATGTCCAACATGTGTTGTGCTTGTGTAAACTCTACTTCTTCCTGCCTGGCTTCCGTTAAGTAATCTTCCTGCTGGTGACGTAGAAATACCACCGGATAGTTACCTCCTTCTACGGCGATATCCACTTCACGGTATTTGAGGTCAATAAACGGGTTTTCTCTGTCGTCACCGATCAGAAGCGTCAGCATATCTTCCTGATCAATATATGCCTTCGTAACAGTAATGCCTTCAGCTTCAAAGCTGTATTCCACGTACGTATACACCATGTCTACCTGATAGTCGGACGTGTAATCATCACTGTACGGGTAAGTGTAAGAATACGTGTAGGTCTGCAAACCAGTAGACAACTTCACCTTATCAAAGACAGTAGTTTCATGGCCGGTCTCAGTACCGTCTGCCCTGACGTATTTTCGTGTACGGGTTTCCTGATAACTGACGGAACCGCTGGCATTACATTTCACATCCTGATAGCCGGACATATTAAGCGTGTACACTGGCAGGGCTTCGCCCGTGCCAGTTACTTCATAGTCAACATACTTCACAGAACGGGTTTTACTGCCGATACACTTTACTGATTCTTTCTGCAGGACAACGTAAGTATCGACACGGGTAACAGTCTCACCCTCATAGATATCGGTGATAGATTCTTCCCTGTCTACCGGAATACCGGCTTTCAGTGCGTCTGTTTGTTCCCGTATTTGCGTCTCAGCATCAGCCAGTGAGGAATTATAGTCCTCATCCATATCAATGCTGCTCTGGGCCGGTAAACTCGTCACAGTGCCTGTCAGAAGGTTTAATCCATGGTTGTGATTCAGATAGTACCGTATGAACTGTTCTGTGGTCGGTGTACCGTACTTAAACTGGTCTACCGTGATCGGACGGCCTTCAACGCCGGTCAGAAATTCAATCAGGCTGGATTCATTGGCAGTACGCCCCGTGTAGACGGTTTTCGGTACACCGTTCACATAACTGGTTTTACCGTACTGGTAGTACTTCTCTATGGCTTTATTCATACCGTTCATAGCACGGTCAATGACCGTTGTACGGATAGCATCGCCTGAGAAAATAGCAGAGTGTATAGCTTCCAGTGCCGGCTCCGGATACTCATCGTAGAGTGGTACTGTAGAAGTCGAAGCGGATATTACGTAACCCATAAAAAAAGGAGAGGCTTTCGCCCCTCCCCCTCACTTAGTTAATCGTTGAAGTACAAACTATGCGTCTATACCGGCCAGTGCCTTAGTAATCGCTGAGGTCACAGCTGTTTGTGTGAATCCCCAGTCATTCGGTGACAGGCCATTATCGGTAGTCCGTTGTACTGACCAGATATCAGCAAACGTCTTCAGTACTTTCTGCTCAGCATCACGTTTGAAACCGTCAATCTGTGCACCGTACAGTTCGCGCTGTCGGCCCAGAAGACCAGTAACCAGTACACCGTCTACAGAATCAGAAGTTTGCGCTACTTCGGACTTTCTGCGTTGCTCCAGTATTTCCACTTCTTTCGTGGATTTGGTAATGGATGCGGTGTTTACCTCTACATCGCTGGCAACTTTGGAAGCCTGAACAGTGGATAGTGCGATATCAGCATCAGCACGTTCGCGGGTTTTCGCGGAAGTCAGAAGTTCGTCATCTAACTGCGCTGCCTGCTTATCCAGGAGAATACCTTGCTTCGGTATGTTCAGACCCTCTGCGGTCAGGTTACTGGCCTGCTGGTTTACTACAGAGGTTTGTGCGGTCAGGTGGCCTTTCTGTGCCCCTACGAAATCAGTATCCGCATCAAGTTTCGTTGCCTGTTTGGTCAGGATGGTATGCTGCGCCTGTAAGTTTGAGTTCTCAGACGCGAGGTTTATGGCCTGTTGAGTCAAGACGGCTGTGTTCTTCTGAACACGAAGTATTTCAGCGTTTGCGGTAGCTACCTGGGCATCAATCAGATCTGCTTGTTTACCAATGTTCACACCCTCTTTAACGAGGTTGCTGGTTTGTTGCGTGATTTGATCTGTCTGAGCGGCAATACGCTGGACTTCTTCCCCTGAAGCCAGAAGCTGTGAATCTAGCAGGAGTCCCTGCTTAATCAGGTTCTGGCCCTCAGTAACCGCATTTGCCCGTTGTTGGGCAAGCATGGCTGTCTGTGCGTCAATCTGGTCTTTCTGGGCTTTAAGTACGTCTACCTGTGCGGCAGACTGAGGTTCTGATAACTGATACTGGATTGCCTGTTGAAGGACTGCGGTAGTCAGATTCAAATACAGGCGGGAATACTCTTCGCCGTTCAGACGGTTCTTATCGTACTCTTCGGTAAGATGCGCCTTAATGGACTGCATCAGCAGATCGAATGTACCCGTACCGTCCGGTATACCTTGTGTCAGGCTATCCAGATTCATTTATTAACCCCGTGCAGCTTGTGCTTTAGCCAGATCTGCTAATTCTGCTTCAGTCAGGTCAGGCAGCACTTCAATAGAGAACTCATTAACCAGACGTGCAGCACGCTGGTTCACGCCGTTCTTTGTTTTCTTCGTGTAGAAGACATTGTACTTACGGGCTTTCAGAACATTGTAGATAGCCTGGGGTACGTGCCAGCCTTCTTCAGTGTTGAATTTAACGAACTTACGGAATGTACCTACAGTGGTATTACCGGCTGTGATGATTTCACCATCCCAGTCTTTTTTGGCAGCGTTCATGCACGATACGTTAATGCGGATTAACTTACCGGCCTGTTTCTTCAGTTCGGCAACATCGTTTACCGGTGCAGGCTCAGCTTCTGCTGGCGCAGCTTCGCCTTTCAGTCCGGATTTGAACTCTGCGATTTTAGCGGCCAGTTTGTCTTCACCGATGGAAGGATGGTAATTAACACCCAGCGCATCAGCTTCATTTTTCAATTGTTCCAGGGTTACTTCTGACATAGGAGTCTCGTTTAATGAGGGGAAAGAGGAAGCCCCCTACAGACGTAGAGGGCGGCAGGCGGGTTATGCTTTAGCAGCTGTCTTCAGCAGTGCAATACGCTCGGAACGTAACGGCAGGAAGCCGTAGTACCATTTGATCGCCATGAAGCCAGTTTCACCGTAAGGGTCAGTACGGTCAGCGGTTTCAACGCCAGGCTTTTTGTGGATGATTTTGAACTTAACAGTCTTACCGTCAGTCTGGAAACCGATGGTAGCGAATGACTCATCACCAACAACCAGCATCGGGAATACGTCAACTTTACCGTTGGTTTCGTAAGTAGAACCGTCACCAGCTGCACCAGCGCCTTCCCAGCGTTGCATTTCCAGTGGGGTTACGATACGGAAGCCAGCGATAGAGCCTACTTCACCACGTACAGTGTTGCCTGCGGCAGCGTAGTGCTTCACTTCAACAAACGCAGGATTGCCGTGGTAGTCCTTCATGGCCATCAGAGTCGGGATCAACTCAGAACTGGTGTACATGATGCGGCCACCGGAGATTACGCGGGTGTCGATGATACGAGTACCGGTAATGACTTTGGTTTGCTTAGGTGTACGGTTGTTGTCCAGGTCGATAGATAACTTAATCAGATCGTCATACGTTACCAGGTCAGTTACTTTTACATCAGCGTCTGACAATGCAGTACCTGCATACTTCACAGTACCGGCAGCGTTGATGATGTCTGATTGCAGGATAGCTTCAGTTAACTGGTCAGCACCTACAGTCATTTCACGGTTTACGTGAGATTGCAGATCTTCATCAGTATCGAAGTCCAGAGATTCCTGCGTGTACTCTTCAAAGAAACCCATCTTTTCCAGCGTACCTTCGATAGAGATACGGCGGAAGCCAACACGGTTTACACGACCGCCTGTTTCAGACAACAGAGGGATCTTAGAAGTAATAGTACCGATGTCTTTAGAAGACCCGTACAGGTTACCGTCTGCAATTGCTGCACCGGATGCGTCAATACCCTGGTCGTTGATGTTACGTTCGTCAAGCAACGGCAGGTAGTGGAACAGCTTCATGGTTTTACCCATGTTCTTCGGCATGTGCTTAGAAGTAGCCAGCTGGCCGAAGTATTCTTCTTTTACCGCCTCAACCAGAGCGCGTTTAAGGTGGACATCAGTACGGTGCTGAGGACCGATAGAAGAAGCCTGACCGTTTACAGGAGAGTTATAAATTTGAGACATGAAATAGTCCTAACTATTCATTAAGCCATCTCAGAGAATTGTTTGAGAAATTCATCGTCAGACATGGCGAGGGGATTAAAGGTGGGTTCGGGTGAAGCACCTTTTGAAGACCGTGGAGTTGAAACACGCTGTTTCTGTTTTCGCACTTCTTCAGCAGGTTTTTTGTTTGGTGTGGGTGTTGGTCTTTCGTTGCTACGGGGAGGGTTTTGCGCGGCGTCCGGTTTGCGGAACTTACCGGCGGCATGTAGGCGATCACCAACTTGGCGGTATGCTTCGATATCAGAGAGTCCTGATAACCGCCCAAACATACGTTCACGCTCAATTTCGGCAGTGATTTGATCGTAGATACCAGATGCTACGTGTTCATTGATTACTGCTAAAGTTTGAGGGTTATTGAGAATGGCTTGTCGGCTGGCTGTGTCCCACTTATTGCTGACCACTTGTACTGTCTTTTCATAGGCATCCGTTCCCTTGATTTCGTCAAGGACTGAAGCCAGTTCCATTTCAGCGTCGTCAACAGTGTAAGTGTTGGGCTTGTAGTCAGTATCTTCACCGTCCAGTTCGTAGGTGTCGATGCCGCTATCTTTAATCAGCTTTTTAATTGCATCCGGATTCTTCTTATCCAGATCTATCAGGTACGATAACTTACCTTCATCAAGCAGACTATGGTTATCCAACATCCTCATTAATTTGAGGTTTGGTTTTAACGCTGTCATCTTCTTGTTGTAGTTAGCACCTTGCTGCATCAACGTAATAGCTTCATCTACGTTGCTGACCTGCATATCACGACCATTGGCTTTAAAGGGAGCCAGTAGCCGTTCATATTCGCTTTTGTAGTCTACGCTGTCTGCACTGTCCGGTTCAGACGCTTCATCACCAGACTCATCGGGATCGGTCTCACCGGCTGGGGATTCCTCCAGTTCTCCGGATTCATCAGCGGCCTCATGTTCACCATCGGCTTCATCAGCTTCTGCTTCAGCTTCGGATTCAAAGTCATCATGGCTTTCGTCTGTACCTTCTTCGTATACAGTGGTTTCTTCGGAAAAGTCGTCTGCACCGCTGTCGCTTGCAGACTCCGCCGTAGCAGAGTCCTCAACAGGGGTGTCAAATGACGCATTCATAAAGTCCTCATCGGACATACCCAGAATATCGTCACCCATTTAACTTACTCCGCTTCTTCGCGCAGTTCTTCAAGTTCTGCATCCAAATCTTCAATGGATGCTGAGGCTTGATCACCTAATACCAGACGGGTTTGCAGGTAGTGACGTAACACACCGATACCGTCCATTGCGGTTAACAGAGAAGCCTGGTCTTCAGGACTTTGGAAGTTTGGATCCGATTTCAGCAGTACAAGACGGACTGCTTCTTTCTCAAAGAAACCTTCTGTAATCACACGCTTAAAGTCGCGGTTCTTCAGTAGACGGTTTACAGCGCGGGCATCATCTACCAGCTTTTCAGCGTCTTTTTTAGAGATTTCGATTTCTTTGATTGCGTTGTCAGTAGACATAGTATTTCCTTAGTTTCCTGGCCTTGCGGCTCAGATTGGGGGATTGAGTGGCGCGGGAATGCGCCACGGATGGTTAGTTTTGAGTAGATTGCTGCTTAGGAGATAAGGCAGCTTTGGCCGCTTCCAGCTGGATGTTTGCACGGGCCTGTGCGCCCTGTTTCTGCAACTCACGTTCCTGGTTCACACCTGACTCTTCCTGAAGGAAGTCGAGGTTATTGCGGTCAGCTTTAGAAGTGGTCTCATCGGCTTTGGCAGCATTGAGATTGATTTCAGAGAAGATCTTCTGTGTTTCAGCCTGAAGTTTGGCTATCTGCACTTTGAGTTCTTCCAGTTCCAGCGCGGCCTTCTGTTGTTGGATAGGGTCCGGCTGTGGCTGGTATTCCTCAATCTTCTTGGCGAGGTCCGGCATTTTACGTAACCGTGCAATCTCAGCACGGATCATGCGAACCTCTGCAGGGTCTGAAGACGGGCCGGTAGTCTGTAACATGAAAGCCAGTTCCTGTGCTTTCGCGTTATCTTCCTCGGCGGTAGATATGGATAGCTTCAGGTCAAAGCTGCCGGCCAGTTCTTCACGTTTAATGGCTACAAACTTTTCGTTGGTAACACGGATAATTTCTTCATCGGACAAGAACTGTGAGTTCATCGAAATGAACTTTCGTCCTATGGCAACTATACCGTTGGCCAGTCGTCTGAGAATACCCAGTTCACGTTTTGATGCTGCATCTAATGCACCTCTTACACCAGTGGCTGTATCACCCAGAGCATTGCCGGAGATACCGGCCCCGAATGATTTAACGCCGGTCATTGAATCTGCTTCAGCACTTTGATGTTGGTGCATGAACTGCGCTGATACAGGGATTTCTGCAAAGGCATGTGTGTGGAAAGCCATACGGGGATCAACATTAGAATTGAACTCGTAGTCTTTACCCTGCTCAAACCGTCTGCGGTTTAAGGCATCCAGTGCGTCTTTGCGGTAGCCACGTTGACCGTTAGCTACTGAGCCAAGGATATCTATCATGCCGCGGGTTACTGCGCCCACGATGTCCTGATTATCCTTTATAAGTTCACCGTCCGGTTCACCGTAAAGAGAGTTCTTTACCGGCAGATACGGGACAATGACAAATGGAATCTTTTTATCCGGGAACGGGTTTTCTTCCATACGGATAAGCGTGTCACCTACGTATGTTGCAACGATTGGCTTAACGGTTCCGTTACCGTGTATATCCCAGTAACCCCAATACTCATAGGCATAGAACTTCTTGCGAGGTTCGTCCTTAAAGTTAAAGGACATGTTATCAGGGTCGTTCTCATCAGCCTGTGCTAACGGGCTGTTGTTCGTGACCTGAATACTATCCAGATTTTCGTACAGACCTGCTGAACGTAGTTCTTCCAGAGAAGTAGTAAAGCGATAAACAATAAACTTCGCTTTCTCTGCATCACCTTTACAGGAGGGGTCTACGACCACATCATTGTAGTCGCAGACTTCTGCGGTGGGCTGATTCTTAACAACCTTATTTTCGGTAACCGTTTTGTATTCTGAAATGTAGACTTCAATGGGGTAGCCTAATTCCATGGTACGTTGTACAGAACGCTTCATTTCTTCAGGAGCAGCTTCAAAGGCTTCAGGGTCTGCCTGAGCCAGTGACATCAATTCCTGCAGCTGCTGGACGAACTGGTTGTGTGAAGGGTCATAAGGGTCTAGGGATTGTTCTGCGAACACAGGAACTTCTTTGGTGACTTCTTCTTCTTCCAGTTCCCAGCCTACACGGACAATGACTGTGCCTTCATCAACTGCGGTGTGGATATAGTCGTCAATCAGTTTGACTTTATTCAGCTGGTTGTTGAATTGGTGGTTCAGTACGAGTTCGTTTTGCTGGGCTGCGCGTCTGTCTTCATAGGTCACCGGAGATACGTTGAAAATATCAGGTGTAGAGAGGAAGGGTTCAGACAGGGATGAATACCGCCATTCGGCCTGTTTGCGGATTAGCTTTGGTTGGACTGAGGAGCGATTCTTTTGCTTAGGAAGTTTCGCTGTACCCGTGATGTTGAGGTTATCCAGCCAGCGGTCAATATTTTCATTGTGCTGGCTGGTCTCAACCTGGGCGTCTTGATGATCTCGCTTTAACTGGGCTAATGTTGGCTCATTAGTCCAGTCGGTAAGGCGGATCTTAGGTGGGGCATTATCGGTAGGATGGTCGGTGGTCATCTGTAGGAAGGCAACTTAATGGTTAGTTAAATTGGTCAACAACGTGGGGGAATTTGCTGTCAACGGGGAGAATTAGATCACTGTTAGTGACGAAAACAAAACTATTTCGTTTTTTCGCCTTTTGGTGGAGAACTCTGTCCTGCAGGCAGGATGCAAGCCTCAATCTGGGAAACAAGTGAGTCAATACCGGCTGGTTCTGTAACACCGGCTTTTGTAGCTAAACGCTCCAACGCCTGAAACATTTGTTCGTTCTGGGCTTTCGCGTTGTCCAGTTGAGACTGGAGGTTCAAAGCAAGATTATATGCTGTGGTATTTTGTGTCATTTTGGGGGTCTCGGAGGGAGTGAGATTTGAGGGGGAAGTAAGGGACGCATCGAACGATGCAGTCCCTAAAGTATGCCTGTAAGCGTTCTGTGAGTAAAGTTCTGCGTCATACGCCGTAGAAATAGTAGACCACTTCTATGTCGCGCTGGATGGATATTTTAGTGTCCTGTGCGTTTCTGGCCTGGACGTGGATAGTTACCCGTATCATTTCCTCGTATCCCTGCGGGCACGTGTGCTTCACACGGAAACCTTTGTTGTTCTGTGACCACGACCCGAGTGATACACCATGCGTTGACTGAAATGTCGGGGTGGCAGTGGACTCGCTGTTAACCGTCATTGTGTACCGGTACTCAACGTGTGCCGCCAGAATCCCGTATCCGATTTCGAACTCGTTCTTCGCAATCCAATCGTAGCTGAGTGTCTGCGAACTGTTCAGAATGTTTGCGCGGGCGAAGCGTCCGGACGGGGCATAAATCCAGTAAAAGCCATTGGCCGCACCATAGAAGTCCGTCAGTTTAATCTGGCCGGAAGTCGGGATATTACGGTTCTGGTAGATACTGGGTACAAGTCCTGCACCGCGATACAGGTTAGTGAGTTTGTACGGCGCATCGCCACCGAAGAAATCAACCAGATGGTCTTTGTGTTTAATGGTGCCGCTTGTGATCCCCAGTTCAATAAGCTGGTCTACGTCCGGCCATTGCTTAGTCCGGATCACTAGATTATCGGACTTACTCCCTGCCTTGAACGTGATGGTACGCGCTTGGCCGTAGTCACTGGGCGCGTCCGACCACCAATTAATGCGTAGTGTTGTCCCATTAAGCCAGCGGGTGTGGTAGCCGCCGTTGATGGTGTTACTGAACGTAATGTCGGGCATCGTGTTGATGCCGGTCAGGTTAAAGCCGCCCGATTGTGTGACTTTCGGGTCACAGTCGTTGATGTCTGACCCCATTGAAAAAGAATCAGGTTCTTTGTCCGGTGGCGAACTGACGACAATCCGTGTGGTATCGGGGTCATAACCACCACTCAGGGCATTAGCCCCGAGATAGTGTTCCTGATCATAATTGGCTGGAGAGCTCTTAATATACCGTGTAGATGATTGGCCCGGACTCAGTGTAAGACTACTGGTGTTTGTCCAGTAATCACTGAGAAACCCGTCTATACGGATAGACACATTCGAGTTGTTGGTGAATGTCGCTGAATCACCGGCCAGCATACTTGTCGTTGTAGGCCGAAACCAGACAGCATTGAACTCGTCCCGTGTCTGAACCGTGAATGCCTTGTTAGCCATTAGCTACTCTCCCGCGCAGTACCCGCACTTCTTCACGCAACTCTTTCACAGCGTTGACCAACAGTGCCACGACACCGGCCTGCGATACAGCCAACATGTCGTCTTCGCCTTTACTGACCGCTTCCGGCAAGACTCCTTCAACATGCTGTGCGATAACACCTGCTTTACGTGCTTTCAGTTTCGTTTGCAGGTACGTGTAACCGGTCAAATGGCCGACTTTATCCAGCGCACTGCGGATCTCTTTCAAGTCTTCTTTAACACGAATATCAGAGGTCGCAACGTTATCGTCTGCCCACACTTCACCCGAAGCCGTCCACCGGTCGTTTGTCCCGTCCCAACTGAGGCGCGTTGAATAGTTACTGGCCGAACTGGGCAGGAAAAACCCGAACTTGTTATCACTTTTACGGTAGTACATGCGTGCGTAAGTACCGGTAGACGATGATAAATCCAGATTGGCTTCACCGCCGTCAGCGCGAATAACACGAGCGTTACCATCGTTAATCCGAAAAACCTCACGGTTAGTACCTGAACCGACTGAGCCTGTATCGTACATACGGAAAATAAATGGTTCGCTGTAATCATCCGAAGTCCAGAACTCCATGTTCCCGTCATTGCCAGATGAGTTATACCGGATACCGCCAAAGTCGTTTGAACCGTCCGGCTGGAAATAAATACCAGTGCCGGCGGTCTTGAACAACACGCTCTTATAAGCGTTGATGTCTTGGTTAAACCGGTGGGGCTTGTTGCTGGTAACTTCTGAACCATTCGCCATGAAGTATGCACCATTGCCGCCTACTTCAAGTTGACCGTCCGTACGTAAGACACTGCTTCCGCAGTAGATACCACTACCGAAACCGCCTTGGTCATTGATACGCAGCCAACCATCGGACATCCTGAAAGCGATTTTATTCTGCAAGCGGATGTGGTCTTCGTAGATACGCATAGGCTCTGATGCTGACGCTTCGTGCCTGATACCCAGATGCTCATCGCCGTAGCCTTGCCAGATACGCCACGATAACGCACCGTTTGTCTTAAACAGGATATTGTTGTCGTAGTCCGTAGAACCGCGGTCGATAACGATGTTTGCGTGACCTGCGGAGTCCAGAGTCAGGAGATCATTAGTCACACCGCCTAGCCCTAAAGTCAGGCCACCTGTAGTAATGCGCTTGTTTGCGGGGTTGTACTTCAGGTGCGCGGCACTGGTGTACAGCGTACCGTTGTTGTTTTCCCACACCATAGAGTAATCGGTGTTGTTAGTCGTGTGGTCACCTGGCTTGATGGCAACGTCCGGTTTACTGGTTACCTCAGACCATGTAGGCCAACGTGTAGACTGTGCAGGCTTATCTGACACTTCAGAGAACGTAGGCCAGCGTGTTGTATAAGCTGGCTTATTCTGGACATTCGCCCATTTCAGGTAGTAGTCAGGATCTTGTCCATTCAGTGTCAGCGCATCACCATTAACCCCGCCGCCTTGTACGGACTGTGTTGCAACGATAGATTCTAACCTTGAGCGTTCTGAGATAAATGAGCCCGACTGGTAATGTGCACTAATACTGAACTGGATTTCACCATCGTAATATCCGTCAGAGACATCAACATCCTCAACGTAGTTGACCAGTATGTCGGCGTAGTTCTCAGAAGGTATGGCATTACCGGTATATATTTTTTCGTGAATTTTAATGGAAGTATCCCACGTCCCGCCTTTCGGCCTGACTTTACGGAATACAATGATCTTCCAGACAGGGTCCACAGGCGATGAACCGGTGTACCAGCTGCGTAGCTTAAATGACAGTGTGGTGGTACTGAGGTTAGCGTTCTCCATCAGTATTGTCTGGCTTAACGTTTGGCTGTCACTGACGCCAGCTGCGCCATAAGAACCACCGGTAGAACCAGAGGTAGGCTGTGGCTTAATTAAGTCCCAGATTGCCTGTGAGAACATGCTTGACCGGTTGATTGTGTGGTCAGCCAAACCAGCAAGCAGTTGAAGTTTGTTATCAGCATCAAACTGCAGAAGGGTATCAGTACCGTTACTGATCCGAATAGGTGAACCACTGGAAGAATCCAGACTAACCTTGTTACCGGTAGATGCGTTCTCAACCGTTACCTTACCGCCTGAATACTCTGAACCGATGAACTTGGCACCGGTAATTGTACCGGTAGCGGTAATGTCCTGAGCAAAGAGGTCCAGTACATCAATCTTATCGGCTGTCACCGCTTTTGAAGCCAGTGCGCCGGAAGTGATAGTACCCATAGTCAGCATGTCACCGTTTACGATAAGTAACGGGGCCACCCACGAAGTACCATCAAAACGTTTGATTGAACTGTTCGTGTTATCAGCATTACGGTAGGTAAGGTGATCGCCTTTTGTAGGTGCGCGTCCGAATGAGTTCTCAAACTCGGTACTGGCAGTTGCATCGGCGGGGAATACACCGGTGCTGTTCTGCAGTGCATACAGGCCTGCCCCGTTTTTGCCGTCAGCCCCGGGATCACCGTTACCGCCTGAAATGTCAGACTGGCCGGAAACACGTGTACCATCTTCCAGTATCAACAGACCACGGATAACACCGCGCTTGTTAACGGTGTCGTACGATACAAACGGCGTACCGTCTTCGTCATTCAGGATTTCAACTGCACTACCGACCAGCTGTACTTTACTGCTCTCGGGTACACCAGATTCATTCTGAGTAATAAGGCCGGTAATAGCCCCGTCAGCCCGTACACCGAAGTAAGCACGGCTGGCAACATTACCTACATCATTGACCACTGATTGCAGTAGCATCTGTGCCCCGCCGGTGACGGTGGAACCGTCCGGCTTGGTGTAGCTGATCTGAACGTTATTAAACGAAGTGGACAGAGGTTCGCGCTTCCAAGTACCGCCGGCATTAACGCACGCTGTTTCATCAACATGGGTTGATAAGTTACCGTTGATGTAACACACACCGACCTGCGCCCGTGTGTACTGCTGTGCTTCTGCTACCGCAGATAACTGGGCATCACTAATCTCTGCGCTCAAATCCAGTGTGGATTCTGCAAGTGCATTCAGTTCACTTGTAACGGTAGTCAGGCTCTGCTCAAGGGACGCACGGGAATCTGCAATGTCTGTGGACACAGATGATTCAATGTCCGTTACCCGTTGGGCCAGTGCATCCGTAGCAGTTACGCGGGTCTGGGCTTCCTCGTCAATACGGGCATTCAGTTCGCCCTGTGCTGTCGTGAATCCGGCATTGATGGATTCAATCTGTGAGGCCATTGCACCGAAAGCAGATGATCGTGCTGTACTCTCCTGCTCAATGGCAGCATTAGCACTGGCAATATCGCTCTCTGTAGAGGTCTGTAAGGACGTAATAGCGTTTGCCAAGGCATCTTCACGGGTTACACGTGTTTGTCGCTCTGAGACAATCTGAGCGTCCGTACGTTGACGTTCTGAAGTTATCTCTGCAGATAGTTCTTCACGTACTGTAGCAATAGCAGAATCAACACCTACCAGACTTTCTTCCAGTGTGTTGATAGCAGCGATACGACTTTCAGTTTCAGAGTTCACTTGTGCAGTCAGCGTATTGATACGGGAGATCTGCGCGGTGTTCTCAGTTACCACGATATCTATCTGCTCACGCATCAGCGCAATGGACTCGTCCATCATCAAGCCAAGTGTACTCTGAAGGCTTATCTGGTTTCCGAGGACAATGGCAATCTGTTCGTTGATCAGCGTCACCGCTTCATTGAGTAAGTCAGCGTTGATTTGGTACAGGGAGTTATCAACGGCATCCAGTCTGCCGGTAAGCAACGTTTCAAGGTCATTCAGTGCGCCGAACACACCATCCAGACCAAGGAACTTAACGACTGCATCCCTGTCCTGACTTTTCATCAGATAGTGTGAAGTGGTGCGTATACCTTCATTGCCAGCATGGGTTACCGGAATAAACCAGTAATAGTATTCTGTATCCGGTTCTACAGTATCAGTGAATGTCTGCGTCTGGCTGTCGCCTACGCAGACTGCACCGTCAAAGTCATCAGTGGTGCTTCGGTACACCTTTGTCGCTTTGTGACGTTCAGGTGATGTCAGTTCAAACCAGGACAAGTAAGCACGGGTAAATCCCCGTACAGCAACCACACCGGCCACTTCAGTAGTGTCTTCCCGCTCATCAAAGTAAGGGCTGCGCTTTGTCACGTCCTCACTGAACAGCTGAAGATTGGTAGGCTGGGTAATGTAGAGCGTCTGTACCTCAGAAGAATACACAGGGATAGCACCCTGCGCTTTTACTTCAATCAGATCTGACTCATCCACATGTACCTCATTAGCGTGTACATCAGTCAAAGTTACGCTCCCCGTACGATGTTTTTCTTAGCAAGAACCGTGGTGTTAAACAGGGGAATGCTGAGGTCGTCAGGCAGGTACAGCATTGCGCCGGCCAGTAACTTTCGTTCAGGGCGTTTGGCATCAATCAGAGTGGATGTATCTTCAGGCGGGATAGTAAATTCGATTGTCCCTGTAGGGCCGTCAATTGTTGCGCTGGTCGTGACCAGTGCGGCGGATTCAATCGTGTTTCTTAATACCATAGTGGCCGTAGCACCGGTGATATCTACAGGCGTACCATCGGCGTCCGTGTATACCAGCCGCAGCTGGTAATGGCTATCGGTATATAACGTCTTTAGTGGTTTCATGGACAAGACTCATGTAAGGGAGGGAATGCAGGAGGGATTGGTTTACAAACGTGAATGTCAGGGGTAAGTTTTAGATTCCTACCGGCCAGTTATTGCAACGGGCCACCCATCCACGTTTTAAGGTACTCCAATGTTTACTGTATATGGTCGCGCTAAGTGCGACTACTGCGAATACGCAATTGATCTGTTAACGGCTAAGAATTTACCGTTTGAATATTATGACATCAAATCAGAAGACAACAAAGACAAGCTAAACTTCATCATCGACCAGGGCTTTGAAACTGTTCCGCAAGTCTTCTGGGATGAAGAACATATCGGGGGTTACACAGAGGTAGAAAAACATGTTAACGCTCTATAGGAAGTACTTTCCTGACCGCACTGAAAGCGAACTTACCATGCCTGACGGTACAAAGATTTGCTTCCTTGAACGCCCCGACCTGAACAACATTCCATTCAAATCATGTATCCCTGAAGGGGTATACATTGTGGACCGCGACTACACCGGCCAACACCAATTCTACCGGTTACGGGATGTAGAGGGCCGAACAGACATTGAAATCCATCTGGCCAATTACGTACATCAGTTGGCAGGCTGTCTGGCCCCGTGCATGAAGATTGTCGATGGCGTAGGTATTAACTCTGAAGCTGCCATGGACATTCTTCTGGAATGGTTTGGTGACTCTTCCTGGATACTGGAAATTACACATGAACTGGACTGATATTAAAAACTTAGTAGGTCAAACCGCACCATACTTAGGTACGTTATTAGGCGGCCCTACCGGAACGGTAATCGGGTCACTCATTGCAAAAGAACTGGACGTAGAGAATACCCCGCAAGCAGTTCAAACTGCCCTGCTCTCTCCGGAAAACCAAATTAAAATTGCAGAGTTTGAATCAAAAGAAAGAGTGCGTTTAAAAGAAATAGAACTGGCAGTTTTGCAGGATATTAATAAGGACCGGCAGGACGCACGGAATTTACATAAAGATTCTAAAATGCCGGCAATCATTACGACAACGCTCACCCTAATTTCTACATTTTATTTAGCCGGACTATTCTTTATTGAAATACCTGATGTAAATAAAACACTTGTAAATTATTTTGCAGGTCAACTGGTCGCATTATGGGTAGCCAGTGTTGTTTACTGGGTAGGAACTACCAGATCGAGTAGCGATAAAAATAAGTTGCTTTCTATTAAGTAGATACAAAAATTCCCCTTTTAAAGGGGAATTTTTTTATTGTGTGCACAAAACAAATCAATTAATCTTGGCGGATCTTTTTACCGGTAAGGGACAAACAGTGAGCGTACTGAAAGGAAACACCCTTGGTCAGTTATATCCGCGCAGATATTCCGTTATGACAATTAGGGGAAAAAGACAATTAGCGTGTTTTGTAAATGGTGAGTGGATTACGGATTCGACTTGTAAAAGCATTAATGAAATGCTGGATTCGGGTTTAGTTTGTGAGGATTCAATACAGGGTTGGCTCTCAATGAAACCCGCAGTAACCAGCAAACATTAATTATCAATTTTTCTCTTAATCATTCTGTCGGCGTAGGTACGTATGCTTTGTGATCCAACGAAGCCTATGACTCCGCCGACAAATAGTGTCCACTCCTGATCAAGCCCTAAAGCTGTAATAGCACTACCTGCGACAACTGCAAGCGTCCCGCATAAAGAGGCTTCCAAGCCTACACGTAGTACTGATGTTTCTTCCCGATCATACATCACTCGAAGAATAGAAATGACAATTGCCATTAATGCTCCCAGTACTGTCGGAGGAAGATCTTTTATATTCTCAACCATGGTAGTTTCTTTCATGTGCGTAGTTAAAATGGAGATGAGTTAAGGAAGGGAATAGTTTGACCTACCAGTCGAACTTTACATGAAGTATTAAAAAAAGGCGTTAGGAAATTCCCCCTAACGCCTTTTGTTTTATGTGAAAGATCCAAACCTATTGAGTTCGTAAGTTAGACAATCCAACGCTTTTTAAACTCGCTTTTTACCCCGTCCGGCATCAACACTGAAAAAGTCCAACTCTTCGCGGAAGGGAGCGGAGTTTTTGCATAAATGAGGTCAGAGCCTTCATTGTTCGGGGTATTAATTTCAAGCGGTGTTATATTCGTAAAACTACCGGAGTATTTAGAGAATTTAATTAAAGCACCATCAACAGAAATCACCGAAATGGGTTTTGCCGGTCCCGAAAGAGTAAGCAAATCTGTCGTGGCAGAGATATTAACTAAATGGGGTCTTTCATCCTCAACAAGGACAAGCGTAACAGGGTTGGTCTCTGGCCCGTAAAGTACTAATCCTTTTGGATTTTCCGGATTATACAGGTACACCGTAGGCGAATACTCACCTGCCGGTAATTTAAGACTACCCCACCGTATGCTCATGATATTAGCGGAAAAAGTGATATCTCCGCTCAGGGCAGAAATGCTCTGCCCTTCATCAGCAACCTGAATGTTCGTTACGCCCATCGCATCCAAATCTAAATCTACCCCGTCCTTCTGGACACGATAGCTAAAGAATTTACTGGTGTTTTTGTGGGCCGTAATTCGCATTACACCGATCCTAATTCACGTACGTAAATTTGTGCGGCAGGAATATCCAGGGTATCCCCGTCATTGTTAGTGATAGTCCGGTCCGTTGCATCGACACAAACCAGTGGGGCAGACGCTGAGCAGTACACCACTGCAATGTCATCGCCGCTTGCTGCTGTACCGCTGGGGTCTAATCCGGATTTACCGTTGATGGTAACCAGTAAATCATTGCCGGATGCCGAGAACGCAACGTCTGAACCTGCCACAGCTGCCTGTGCGATAGCTTTGCCCTGGATTGTGGCCAGCGAATCGGACTTGGCCGGAGCCTTACACAGATACGCCGTAGTGACGTTATCTTTCAGATGCTGGTAACCATTCTGCTTGATTGCAGATGCCGTGAAGAATGTAGCCATTAAATTTCCTTTAATGTGTAGGTGGGATTGGTAAGAGGGGTAAGTGAATACATGGAGGTAAGCGGCACAAGCTGGACACCCTGCAGGTTATCCGGCGTACCGATAAACATCAGTACATCAAGGGCACTGGTTTCTGTTACATGGGAAGCAGGCAGTGTCACCGTACTTAAAGCGGCTTCTACGCTAACGCTGGAAGCCTCTGAGCGCATTTCAGCATCAATCAGGGCAGTTGCATTAACTTCACTGATAAACGCCGTCTGAGCGTTGTGAACGTGTTCTGAGGTGATAACTGTAATCAGTTGTGCACCGTTCAGCGTGTCGATACTCAGTGCAGTCGCATCAGAGGCCTGTTCAGCCTGTACGTAGGTAATGGCCTGAAGGGATGAGATATCCTGTACACCGGCCTGGTGGAGTTGTTCAGCGAGGATACCGGTCAATACCTGCTGCTGGGCAGCTGACAGAACAGTACCCTGCTCTGACTGACTGGCGGTAACCAGTATAACCGATTGTGCAGAAGATTGTGTAGGTGTGAGTGCAGCGGCTTCAGAACGGTGTTCGCTGATCACGCCTGCCACTTGTACCTGTTGCTGCAGGGTAACGGCAGAGGCCTGCTGAGTGTGTTCTGAGGTAACCGCATTCAGTGCCTGTACGACTGCCGTGGCTACCGGCGATGCCTGCGCCACTGACTGAGCCCAAGACGTATTGGTATTAAGGGATGCGATGATATCCAGTGTTACTGCTTCAGTGACTGTATTTCCGGCTTGCAGTTCCAGTTCGTATAACGTCCCGCCGCCGGTGCCTGCAGACTCATAGTAGTTCCACTGAGAACCATCGGTAGCAAAGCCGGTCAGTGCGGCATTACGGCCCTGTACCGTTTCAATGATCTCATTACCGGAAGGTCCGGACGCGTCAAAGTCATAGATAAATCCGTTGTCGGCATCGTCTTCCCAGATAGTAACCGTACCGCTTATCTCTGCGCTCATGTACGCACTGTCTAAGTGCTGACGGCGGCAGAACATTGTCCGGTTAAGCGTCCCTGCTGCATGAAGACTGAAGCCGTTATCAATGCCGGTAAATTCCTGCTGGAAGACATCATCTATCCAGTAGCCTACCGTCCCGTTATCGATATCCCATTCCACTTCCAGTTTGAACGGCGTCCCGTCGTTAGGGACAGGTTTACCGATAAACTTCCCGCCGGGACTGGTTTCAATCTGCCCGTCCGTGGTACGGATGTTTATCTTACAGCCGTTATAGCAGTGCCATACGACAGGGCCGGTATGTGCGCCCCAGTATTGCAGGCGGGAAAAGATGATCCGGTACTTACCCGTTGTCGGCCGGATTGAGTAAGTGCGGTCGTTACCGCCTACACTGGCGGCGTACTGTGTCGAACCGTTAAAGAGTAAGGAGTAACCCATTACTGGATTACCCCGTAGGCATCGTCAACTTCCAGTACACCATACTGGGAAGGAACACGCGCCAGATAAGGACCGGCCAGCCCGATAGTACTGAAGCCGGCAACCCGTGTTTTTACGCCCTGAATCGTTGCGTAAATCTGTGGAGCGTGGGCCTCACATTCCTCAGTGACTTCAATTTTAAGCCAACCGTTAGAGGGGAATACCTCTTTGACAGGGCATGTACCTTTGGCCTTCATGAACTGGTACTCAGTGGTATCAGCGTAAGGCTGCCAGGTCTGGTTTGCATAGGACATACAGGCATCGGCAAATCCCTGCGTTACCGCATCAATACTGACAAGGTAAGTCAGAATGGCTTGCTGCTTCTGGCCTACAGCGTGTGAATCCATCAGGTTAAACTCAATACCACCGGAACTGATGGCCATCAGAAAACCTCTGGCTTTCTCGTCAGTGGACTCCTGCAGGGAGGTCACGGAGTTATGTTCAGTCAGAAAAGCAATCACCATGTCAGGGGTGATCAGAATTTCCTTCGGTGCGGAATAGGCTTTCGCATCTTCCAGCGAATCAAATGCGTTCAGAGGTGTCATGTTATTCCTGGAACTCCCGTACAACGTTAGCTGCATCATCAATAGTGACGTGTTCAGAAGTACCGTCTTCATAAGTGATTATTACCGTACATGGTGCAGAGATTTGGATTGTTACTTCGTCTTCAGAATCAGACAAGCGGAGGGCTTTGGACATATTAGGCTCTTGGGGTGATAAACAGCGGGAACTGGAATGCCGGAGGGAGTGCGTTACCGGCACTGTCGTAGAAAACCAGCTGGTGAGTGTGTGAACCTGACATAGACAACTGGGTATCGGGGATGAACACAGTGACACGGGAGTCAGCGAAGGTTACACCGTCATTCAGGTCTTTACGGATTGCCACCGCACCGCGAGGAGTCACAATACTGTATTCGATGTTACTGAACATATCGTCAGCAGCAACGTTACCGTACTCGTCCTCAACACCAACATACAGCGTAAGTGCCGTATGCTGGTAGTGAGTGTGCAGTCCCTGACCTTGATTAAAATCAGCGACAATTCCCATTACATGGCCTGCGCTAATTCAAGTGATGCAGAACCGGTTTTGACAATACGGACTTTTGACTTAAAGCCAGGGATTTCAACAAGCTGGCCTTTGCCGTCTTCCAGTTCTCCGACAGAGTACCATTTGGTTCCCCGTTCGTACTGGAATTGCAGGTCCAGTGTCCCGCCGGCGAGGTCGGCACCTACTACGTAGGTTCCTCCGACCAGGGTAATTTCTTGGTTGTTAGTGTTAAGCAACATCGGTTTGCTCCTCGGTAGTGAATCGGGTTTCTTTTAAGTAGCGGCCTTGCTGTACTGACAGGAGTACTTCGCGGCCCGTTTCGTCTGCCAGCATCTGATCACACAAAGCATCAAATTCAGCAAACGTCATATCGTGTTCAGTCTCAATTTCCTCAACCAGACGTTTGCCGGTGAGGTCTACTGTGTTGGGATTGGTTTCACCGGTCAGCTGTTCGTACGAACAGGGGAACAGGTAGTGTTCCCCGTAGACTGCGGCATGTGGATAGGCTTCAATCAGGGCATCGCGCTGATCGGTTTGTACTGCTTTTGAATAAGCGGCGTAGAGTTTCATTATATAACCTCAATGATTTCGCGGAAGTAGGGTTTACCGATTCGGGCGTTTACGTAGCCTGCGCTACGCTTGTAGCCCTGAAAGTTCTGAACGTTCTTATCGAAAACGACTTTGTAATTACCTGTAGTGCGAATTGCGCCGCCGCCATTAGCGGCATAGGCAAGCCCATCACCGTCAATTTCAGAAACGTTACCACCGATGAGCATAAGGACCGGCTGCGTAGTACCGTTAATGAGAGCCAGCGACTGATAACTGTTATCGCCAGTCATCACCCATTCGTTGGTAGCAGTATCAAAACTGAAGATGGCAGGTGCACTGGCAGGTACTTCCCAGATTTCCTGTGTGATTAGGTCATCCCCTAACCATCCGTAGAAAGGCTCGAACGTGAAGTGCTTACTGTCAGCCTCAACGATGTTAATTGGTACTCCGTAAACACCGGAGGTGACTTCCTGAATCTTGATGTTTTTTACTGTTCCTGTGTAACCGGAACTACCCAGGCGGAATCGTAATCGTTCTGTATCGTAGACAACGATTTCGCATCGTTTTCCTACGCTGGCAGTGTCAACGGTTATGTTACTCTGCTCTGTAGAGTTCCAGTTATCTTTCCAGCATTGCAGGAAAAGAACTGTACCCTCATCTAGCCTTTCAAGATCGAAAGATACTATATAGGTCTTATCCACTTGCAGTTCATTAGTGTGAACCCCAAATGAACTGTTAGTCAGCGGTGTGATTGTGAAACCGTCAGGCGCGTTATTGTAGTTAGTGGCCCAGACTAATTCACCATCATCAGGCGAAGCGACATAGAAAGACGGGTCAATGTCAGTAAGTGTAGCTGCTGTGTTCTCGGCAAAGTTTACCTGTTTGGATCCAAATGGCTTATCAAGCGGCATGTCCAGCACAAGCGTCCCCGTACTTTCGTCACCGCCAGTCCATACTTTCAAATCCCACACACGGCAGTTGTAAGAATCAGTAGGATAGCTGTCTTGCGTCTTGTAACCGCCTACAAGGACGCTGAAGTCAGCGTTCTGGTATCTGGCAGGGTCAGCGTGAGTACCGGTATATTCCAGTGCACCGTCCACATATACCGAGTAAGTAGCATCATCAGCGAATACGACTTTCATTCGGTGTGCACGTCCATCATTAATGCTGCGTTCGCCCTGACCTGGCGTAACACCGTCTGATAAGAGTTTAGCTACCCCGCCGCCCTGTAACCGGAAATGTAATCGGGTTGCGGAATCAGCGTTATACAGGGAAAGCAGGAAGTCACCGTCTGTTTCCGTAGCAAACACGCATTCAACGGCAAAGGCCGTACCTACGTTGATCCTGTCAGACGTTCTGACATACCCGTTGCTTACGCTATCAAAACGTGTGATGTAGCGTTCAAGCGGCGCAAGGTAAAGTTCTTGTTGAACTTCCCTTACAACTACGTTATCAACCGTACCATCCCAGCCTGAAACGCCATTAAGCAGTAACTTATCCGATGGTGCTGTGGATACGGTGCGGTATGTTGCTTTACCGAAATTACTGGAAAAGAAACCTAAGTTCTGTTCGCCTTGACCAATGTATGTACCTACCGTACCGGCTGACCGGCCAGTAACATCAAATGAAACATCGTAGGTGTGACGGGCTTCAAAGATTCCGAACTGGTGAATGCCTGAGTTTGTGGCATTGCCGTCACGAGAGGCTACACCATTCTCAAAAGACCAACCATCGCCGGTCACTCCCCATGCTTCCATACCATAAGTGAAGCTGCCATTGTCCAGTAAGTTACCGGAAATCCATTCACCGTTTTCAAAGTCGTACCGGCGGGACTCAGTACCGCTGAAGTTAACGGGAAGACCAACCGGCTGACTCATCTTAACCACGGTTAATGCATTCACATCGAACTCAAGTACCTGTCCTTCCTGTGATTTGTTTTCTACGCAGACAAATAATCGTGTGGATTCAGGAACTAAGACCAAAGTTACCGTGCGCCAATCTCCGGGCTGGATATTTTGCAGTACACGGTCAGTGGACGTGTAAGACTGTGCGTAGACATGCGCTGGTTGTGTGGAACGCGCACGAACCGTGACAATGTAGGTGTTACCAGATTCCAGTACACCATTCTGGGCGTAACCCACGCGCCATGTAGTAGCAGGTTCCAGTGACCCTTTAGCGATACCATTCTCAATCACGGCATCGCCTTGGTCGCCACTAAGGGACACATACTGGGTATCTGGAACAAGTGCTAATGTTGATTTGGCCGCATGATTCATTACGTAAGGGCGGTCAATACGGCGGTCGATAGGCATATCTACCTTCAGTTCACCGGTATCCCTGTCACCGTTAACCCAAATCTTCAGATTGACTAAGAAACCCGAATGGAACTCAACACCTGTTGAACCGTTGTATTGTGAGCCGATACTGTTAATGACAAAGCCGTTGTTGGTATTCTCGCCGATCAGCTTATCATCAATCATCAGCCGCAATACATCATCGAACCGGCGTATGTTGAACTTATAGAATTTGTGTTTATCCTCTGCGTACCGCTGGATACCGGTAGCGAAACCGGAGAAACCAAACCCGTATACTGTGCGGTCAGTTGCACCGTTGATAACAAACCGGCTGTTACCGTTAGCGTTCTTGTTATCGGCCAGCATGTACGAACCGTCATCAGGGATTGTGGCCCACCATTCAAGTTCAAATTCGTTATCCAGATTGATATCTTCAGATAACTGGATATACGTCTGTGCAACGTCATCAAACTGGGTGAAATAACGTGACTGTAAAAGTGGCCCAAGCCCGTATCCGGAAAGGGGTCGTAGCATGCTGCGTACCATTGAAGATACTAAACTTCTTTTCATGTTATACCCATCCGTCCCGCCAGATGCGCTGGCTTGAGTTGATATCCGGATTCAGTAACCCGAGTGACTTGATTTCCTCAACTTCCATCATGAATTTCTGCAAGAAAGCGTTGGATTCCTGAATGGCTTCGGCATTGGCCCCTGAACTAAGCAGACGGTGTACACAGAAGTAACCCAGGGCATCTATGCAGAAGTCAGGGATGTCCAGTGAAATCGCCGCAGGATCGATGTCAGGGCCGTTCGGTAGCAGTGGATGTTGTGCGCGGTACATGACCGCCACAATTTCATCCTTGGGTTGGGAGAACTGCAGGGTGTTGTAGCTGGGAGTCAGTACAGTAAGGTCTTCAGACGCATCATTCATCGGAAACTCAAAGCCGGACTGACTCTGTACCTTCTCAACAGTGATGATGTCGTCTTTGAAGGGTGATTCGTGGTCCAGTATAAAGCGATTCACTCCGTCAGCAACGTCTGGTGCAGTAGAAGCAGCAAACGTACTGACTAATTTATACGTTTTCTGGTTAAGTGTGGTCTGCATCAAGATCTGGCCGTGCTTTAACGGCAATCGTGTGTGCAGTCGGGATAATCCGCGGTTAATAAACGAGACTATCTTGGGGTAATCAGCTTCGCTGATGTACCCCGCATCATCAGTACCTAATTTGTACTGTGCAAGGTCACCATACGACAGGTGATCAAAGAAATCGGAAAGTAACATGTAGTTTCCTTGGCGGGTTATACGATGTAAGAGGCCAACCGGTCATTGTCATCGTGTTCTGGTGCGTCATCCCAGATATCACGCTCAAAATCATGGCTGTAGTGAGTTTCTTGCGAGGGTTTCCATGCGTTCATTACCGGCAGCATGGATACGGTATCAATAAAGTCGTCATGTTTAGACTTGAAACCGCTTTTGGAAGCCAGTGTGAGTTCATCTAAGGCTTCGCGGAGTACCGGCGTATCACGGTCTTCAACCGGAAAGTACATTTTACCCATTTTGAACATCGGAAGCACGGTCTGAAACCGCTCAAACTTCTTCGTTACAGGTCGAATACCAGGTTTTCCGTTATTGTTCTCTGAAGCCAGGGTGAAAAGGTTGTTCCTGACCATCATTTGCTCTTGGATCCAAGTAACAAAACCGCCCTGCTGTCCGGATACTTCCACGCCCACCGACTGTGGCCGCCATTTCTGAGCCAATCTGAATAAATCATTGATGTTGGCGTCCATCAGCTGGCGCTTACAGATACCATCTACCCAGAACCAGTCACCATTGTAGTTATAGGCCCACACGGAAATGACAGAATAGTCGGCACTGGCCCGTTCTGAGGTCGCAAAGTCAGTGGTGATATAGAAGTTATACAGGTGCTGGTTGGCAATCAGGTGATTACGGCGGTACCAGCGTATATCGGTGTCCAGAATCAACCTGTCATCGTCACTCATGATCCTGAGCATCAGTTCCTGGTTGAACGTATCCACCTTACCCAGCTTCACAGCGTTCTCATACTGCTCAAGCACGTAGTCGTAGGTGAAACGGTCAGGCCATGAACCCTTAAACTCTTCACGGGTACAAGGGAAACGCTCACACACCGGAAATACGTTAACTTCCCATGCACCGGACTCAACGGCCTTGTACAAAGGATCTTTGGCATTAAACGGCGTACCGGACCAGATAATCATATTCTGGCTTGGGTGCAGTGCGAAGTTAACAGCCTTGTAGACAGTCGCTTCAACGTTCTCAATCACCGTGGGTGATTTAGCATCTTCATCCGAAAACAAGTCATCAAGCACCGCCAGCTGCGGCCGCTTACCCAGTTCCTTCGCACCCCGTACGCCGGTCTTGGCACCATACCCTTTAACGATAAACTTCTTACCGTCAATGTTCTGGAACTCCCACCGGATATCCGTGAAACGGATAGTCGGGATGAACTCACGAAGGAAATCACTGTTCTCCCAGCGGAACTCAAGGTTCTTACGCATGTTCTTCACACCGTTGTCGATGCTGTCAGAGACATACAAAGCCAGGTCCACTTTACCGAAGCCAGGAAGTTCACCATACACAGCGATATACAGGAACAGGTACTCACCCATCACTGTCGTCTTCGCAATACCACGGTGACACAGGTTAGTAATGCGTGTACCGCCACGGGTGACCGTATCTAACATACGGTAGTGAACCAGCGGGGTTAAGTTCTCCTCACCATCAGCACCGTTTACCAGTTTGATGAATGAGACAAATTCGAGGGCGAAATCAGAGGGGGTGTAGCGCGGGTCGATACCATAAATAACAGAGGACAGGTGTTCCTCTACGGACGGTGGCCCGTCCTCTTCAAGGGTCAGCTTATTCATCAGGCACCTCGCTGTACTCGGCCTGTATGATCTTGCTGTGCGCCACTTCCTGTGCAGAGGAATGCCCTGACTGGATTAACGTACGCTGCTGTGCAACCAGTTCCGCCGTATGGCGTTTAAGCTGCTCAAGCATACTGTCTTCCTTAACACCAACATCCAACTGTATCTTCTGGGTTTCAGGTTGTTTGAGTTGCGTGAGGATGCTGTTCGCAGCATCAGAGCGCACCTTCTCAGACTGAGCAGTCATCATTAACTCGGCCTGTACATTAAGGGCTTTCTGATATAAATCCTGGTTTAGAACCCAGGTGGGAACCAGTGTCTGCTCAAGGATTAAGTTAACCAGTTTGGATTTGTTATACGCAGTTACGTAACTGGCAATGTCCTTACTGGAAACACCTTGTGCATTAAACCGGTCAATCTTATCGGGGAACGTTAGCGTGTATGACTTAATGTTCGTATGGCCCATCAGTTTGTAACTGACATACATAACCGCATCAAGGTACTGCGTAACTTTAAACTTACCGTTCTGCAGAACATGAGAATAACTGACTAAGTTATCCCTGTACTGCTCATACATTTCAGGATCACTAATGGTCTGATTAATACCATCAATGAGTTCCTGATTAATAGACTTCTTAAAGTTAGCCGGCAATGCCGCCTTCACTTCATCGACTGATAGAATTGTCATGGCAGGAATACTTTGGAGGGATTGAGGGAGTGCAAATGTCTTGCGTGGTATCAGGTACTGAAGACCTGAAGGGAATCCCACTTTAACACAGTCGAAACTTTTTCAAAATTTTAAAAAATTAGTACGGGTACATTACTCCCTGTAATTCCTCGTAAACTCGGAACCACCCCCCCTACACTCAAATCCTGCAACAAGTTGCTACCGTGGGAATAAGCCCACAACTATAGAGGAATCTACCATGCAAGTTATCCTACAAACCCTGTTAGCACCATTCACCATCGTATTACGTATCCTGCGTAACTTGGACCAAGGTACTAAATCAGTGGATGGTTATACTCAGTCCTTCTACAAAGACTTGGACGCTCATACTGAGAACCGTAACAGTGAACGTGAAGTTCGCCGTAAGTTCAACAAGTATGAAACTGAACGCCGTATTGAAGCGTTGAACAAACGCATGTCACAACGTAAGGAACAGGAAATCTCTGACTATGAGGTTGATACTGTCCTACCTCAGTTAATGAACTAATCATCGGGAGCTTCGGCTCCCTTTAATTCTCCTACACTCACTACACTCTACACTCAGTGCTAAGACAGCTTTCTGTATTACTCTTTATTACGTCCTGTAAGCCTCTGTGACAGCATCAGTCTGTAACTAGGGTAATGCCTCATCTTCACTGAGATCTCCTTATAGGGATTGATAGGGTTAGGAATATGAGGTGATTAATGAATAACTCCCATAACCTGTATCCTATCTATCTCTATCCCTATTCCGATACATCACCGATACATTGGCAACAAGTTGCCTTAGTGGATGTACAATAGTGTGCATCTGTTAATAACCTAAGAGGAATGGTTATGAAAGATCAATCTGTTGAGATTGCATTGTGGCTTGAAGCTAACGTATTAAGTGGTAGTCACTTAGAGTTATTCAGTCGCATTACCATTTGTTATGTACATGAGGATGGGGTTGTCTCATTCGAGTTCACAGACAAACAGGGTGTCACTTACCACGGTGACATGAATACGTGTGATACATGGGAAGATGGTAGTAGATTTATGGTTAGTCCGCTAAGTCACTTCCGTCCACCATTAGTACCACCAAAACCTGAATGTCCTGTACTCATTCACTAATAAGACTCCTTCGGGAGTCTTTATTTTTTCTCAAATTGCACCTATGAAGTAATTAATACTTACTTAATTATTACTCTCTATTACTTAATATATAACGGGTATATGGCTACGCCATATACCCTTAATATTTATATATAAATACTCTCTGTATAGTTATATATAGATCTCTATAACTACACTTACATTACACAACAAGACACTACACTGGGCTTCGCTGGCGCTCAGCCTATGGATGTATTAAGCACCTGTCAAAACATTTCAATTTTTCCTCTCTTCAGGCCGAACTTTAGGGCAACAAGTTGCCAGTGTGGGATTCGGAGAATGGTCTCTTAATCCGACATTAATGCCAACTATGAGGAATAGACCTATGGCAACTTTAGCAAACCGTGCAAACCTTCGTTCAGCTTCTCCACTGCAATCACGTGCTCAGACTAATCGTTCTGATGCATTTCTGAATGTGGATGTGGTGTTGGCTGACGGTTCCACTTCACGCATTGGTGGCATTCCATTGTCACTGCGCCGTGAAATTCACGCATTGCTCATTGAAGCAAAAGATCAGTTAGGTGATGTTGAGTTCAAAATCAATCTGAACTTGGTTGAAGATAAGCAGGTTGGTCTGGGATTCAAGTCTAAAGACCAGCAGAAACAGACTGCTTAACATCATTAAATAGGCTACTTCGGTAGCCTTTTTGCTATCTGGAGTACCAATGAAATTTCAGCTTAAAGACTGGCACTTAACTGTGTTCTTCGGCTGTGCGTGTCTTATCGCCGGCCAATGGGTAATCACCCACATTTAATCAGTGACAAGTCACTGTTCTGGGCATGTTGCCTGTTATTCCAATACACAACTATGAGGAAAAGAGTATGTGTGAATTTGAAGAAATTAACCTGTTTGACGAAGAACTGGCCCTGTTTATCCATGAGTTAGAACAGGATTTAGATAAAGAGTCTATTGTGTCTCACTTCGAGTGTGGTGATTTCAACTTCGCTTAAACATCAGGGCTTCGGCCCTTTTGTTTTTGAGAGAGACAGAGAGATTTTTAGGCCACCGTTCGGTGGCTGTAATGGCTGCGCCAATAGAGGAATTGAGACAGATGAGTCAGATGAATACACGTATTGATTTAGTAGACCATCAGCGTTATGTCGAGAAGACATTCAGTAAGAAATCCATTGAGAAAGTGATTGTAAGGGATCTGACATCAGACCCAGACATCGCTCAGCTTATCTCAGACGCTGCTGACGCTGTTGATGAGTGGAGACAAGGTGATTACTTCCCTAAGAAGAATTATCGCCTCTCACAGCTTGCAGGGCTCGATTTTGATGATGTTGTATTGAGTATCTTAGTGCATACATGCCAGATAACTGAGCCAAAGCCTTTTACTGAGGTATTTGGTCAGGTTGCCGGTGTCCTGCGAATGGACGACAAAGTAGATGGTATTAAGACCGCGGCTGAAATCATGGCTGTGATTACAGAGTTCGGATTCTATGACCTGATACAGGAAGAAGAATACGGACAGTGGTACTTAGTAAATAACCTTCAGCTTGAAGAAACCACAGTGAATCACATCAACCGGACAAAGTATCTGCCACCTATGGTAGTGAGTCCTAATGAAGTGATGAGCAACTACGATAATGCTCTGCTTACAGAGAAGTCTTCAATGATCCTTGGCAAAGGCACATATCATGATGGTGATATATGTCTGGACTCATTGAATACCTTCAATCAGGTGCCTTTGTGCCTGAATCAAAGACTGTTAACGCAGTTGTCTGAAACACCTAAGAACCCTGAGAAGATGAGCCATGACACTAAGCGCCAGTGGAACACATTCGTTAAGGAATCCTATGGCATATACCGTGAGTTAATTCAACTGGGTAACCGGTTCTGGCTAACCCACAAATACGACAAAAGAGGTCGTACTTACTCGCAGGGTTATCACGTTAATACCCAAGGCAATAAGTTCCGCAAGGCCATTATTGAGTTCGCTGACAAAGAGGTAATCGAATGAGTAACCCTATCCTTAACCGTAACGAATCCCTTAAAGCAATCATGGAAGGCCATACGTTAGAGTGCCAAGTAAAGGAAGGTGAGAAATGGCACACCATGAGGGAATCAGGCGATGTGAATCCTATCTCACATCCACATTTGAGATGGCGCATTAAGAAGCCAGATTGGGTAATAGCCTACGAATCTTGGATTGAAAACGAGGCATACGATGTTGACCCAGAAGACGGTTTCAAAGCTGGTTACGAAGCCGGACTAAGGGCACAGAAATGAAGCTAACTCTTAAACGATATATTGACCTTGCCGCTGGTCGCACATACTTCAAGTCTCCCGAACGCAGGATCTACTGCCAAGATACAGACGGTACTTGGTACTTCTGTTCCAAAGACGGCGAGCCACAGGAAGAAATCACAGTAGAGATACTTAACTCTACTCCGCCTTACCTTGATGTGAACATCACATTTCATAACTAAATCCATTCCGCAGCCCTACGCTACCGCTGGGCTGCTCTGCATACTATTGAGGAATACCTATGCAAACTTTTACTGGAACTGAGTACGTTAAAATCGCCATCGCTAACGCTTATGGCATGGACAAAGACTTGTTTGAAGACCGCATTGAGTGGGTATCAAGTAAGTCTATGGAAGAACTCTATGCACTGGTGCCTGCTGCTGATGAGCCACCTATCATGTATGCCGGCATCTTGGCATTAGAAGACGCTGTGGCAAAGCGTCCAAGTGGCTTCATGGTTGGGCTGGATGCCTGCTCATCCGGCTTACAGTTAATGGGTGCAATGCATAACTGTGCTGTGACTGCGGAGAACACAGGCCTGATCAACCCTAGTGAACGGGCTGATATCTATACGCAGGTAACTGATGTCATGAATAAACTGCTGGTCAAAGAGGGTATCACCATTACCTTAGACCGTAAGTTGGTAAAGCCGGCGGTAATGACGCACTTCTACGGATCTAAAGAGAAGCCAAAGGAAATCTTTGGTGAAGATACCGTAGAACTGGAGTGTTTCTACGAAGCACTGGAACTTGTCGCACCGGGCGCATGTGAAGTTATGCAGCATCTGCTTAACGCATGGCAACCGTATGCACTGAGTCATGACTGGATATTACCGGACGGGTTCAATGCTCACTGCCCTGTTACAGAAGCCCTGCAATTCAGAGTTGAAGTAGCAGAACTGGGTAAGGCCACCTTTGACCACGTGTGCCACATGCCTCGCGGTACAGAGAAAGGTTTATCTGTGGCGGCCAATGTGATTCACAGCATTGACGGCATGGTGGTACGTGAGATGAACAGACGCTGTAACTATGATCCTGTGTTACTGGACATTGCACGTGAGAAGATTGAAGCCGCCTTTGCAGCTTCTGTACCCAAGCCTTCCGGTAAGTTCGTATCACTGCGCTGGGCTACTGCACTGGCAACCGGTGATATTGCGCTGGCTGATGTACTTACTGTACTGCCTGACCTGTATGCGTTGATTAACCGTACGCTGGAATACAAGCCCTTCCCTATCGTATGTGTGCACGATGAGTTCAAGTGTCACGCTAACCACATGAACCGGCTTCGCATGTACTACAGAGATATCTTTGCTGAGTTATCGGCATCAGACCTCTTGGAGGACATACTGAGTCAAATTCACGGTGTGAAATACAAGTTACCTAAACTTGGCAACATCACCAATCAAATCAAACAGTGTAACTACGCACTGTCCTGAACGAAGCCCCTTATGGGGCTTCTTTTTTTACCTCAGAGAAGAGAGATTTTAGTGCTACCGTTCGGTAGCTGCTGCGCGTGCAAGAAGTATCAGACCGATATTCTAAATTCCTGAAATGAGGGAAGAACCACTATGTAGAGCCTATATGTCACCTGAACAACAAACCTACCTTGAAAATCAGAAAATCAGTGTTTTTGCGAGTGCCGACTCATTGAATGAGTGCCGCGATATCGCCGCCGAAATACTGTCAGACAGTCCCAGAAGCCAGATTAAGCAGGCACTGGATATTTATCACAACACCCTTATCGACCAGCTCATGAAGGGACTCAGGAAACGACTGGATTCCTAGCGGCCACCGTTCGGTGGCTGCGGTGCTTTCCGATGACGGAGAACACAATGTATAACTTGCCTGAAGATGTAAGGCAGTACAGCAACGATCCTCGCAGTCCCATGTTCGACCCTATGGCTGAATGCCCGAACTGTCAGAATTACTTTGACACAGACGACTATGAGACCTGTCCGTACTGCCATTTGGATGAAGAAGAATGACTAAAGTATTGAAGCTGCATGCAGATGCAGTTATCCCTGCCATTGCCAATCCTGGTGATGCAGGACTCGATTTAACGGCCATTGAGCCAGTAGTAATCAAGCCTGGTTGTCAGGCGAATATCCGTACCGGCTTAGCCTTCGGCTTGCCTGAAGGGACGGTGGGCCTTATCTGGCCGCGCAGTAAACTGGCTGCCAAGTATGGTCTGGATGTCATGGCGGGTGTGGTCGATCAAGGCTACACCGGTGAAGTCATGGTCAATCTGATTAACCACTCCGACAGAACCATTGAACTGTTCAAAGGGGATAAGGTTGCTCAGATGCTTATCCAGCCGGTCTACTCCAGTATGTTCGACCTTGAAGTGGTAGACAGTCTGGAAGAAACACAACGCGGTACATCCGGTATCAACGATACCGAGATGCGTCTGCGTAACTGAGTGCGGTAATGGCAAGCAATCCGGCTTGCTCATCCGTGTAGGTGCTAAGGTGACGACCTAAGCCGCTGCCCAGCGAAACGGGAAGTCGTATTACAGGTGCATGGTGCACTATCGGGTTCGATCCCCGTTGTACACGCTATATGTTCGGTAGGTATCTACCTTACATGGTGTATATCGGCTGGTGCCGAGTTAAGAGGTAGAACTGTTGGTTCGAGTCCAACCGCCTGTAAGCGCAACACTTTAAGAGAGTAGTTGTGTTTAAACTCAAAATGAAAATCATCTGGCTTACCCTGCGGTCACTCCTCGGTGACCACGCGCACAGTCAGAGTTATTCATCCAATCCGTATAAACGGAAACAATCTATCGGCAAGACAGACAGTAAAGGTAACTACGAAGTGGTGACCTACGTGTGCGTTAAAGCCGAAGATAGATAACGTACTGCGGCATTGTTCGCCCTCTGTCTCAGTACCTTATGTGCCGGTGAGGTAACGAACTCACTGTAATAAACCGTCCTGTTGCCAAAGTGGAAAGCCACTTGCCCATAGCTGCTTCTGTGGGTTACGGCAGGCACAAACAGGCCAATTCACCATCATGGTGTTTTGGGGAATCTTAATCCCTGTCCTCATTCCTCGCCCAGCATTCATCAGACCGCCACTTTGGTTAGTGTTGTTCGGGCAGATTTAAGATTCCACCAAAGCACCATTTTATTTAAGGATTAACAATGACCGAACAAGAACGCGACAACATTGAATCTGGCTTCTGCCCAGGTGAATGCCCTGGCTATCTGACCGTTAACGTGGTTAACGGTGTTACCAGTTGTGACGAGTGCGGCCATGAACTGGAACTTGAAGACGGTATTTATCAGGTAACACGTAAGCCAGAAGTGCATGAGGTAAATGTGGAACCAAAACTGATAACCGTAATCCCCAAGCAACCGCTTAACGTAGATGGACTTGGACGCCCGTATACAGCCCACGATCTAGGTGAACGCCAGATAATGAGGCTGCACCGGAAAGACAACACAACTTTGACCGTTACCAATGTTAACTCGGTATACGGAACATGTGATTGTTGTACGTCCGGCGACTGTGACGAAGACTTCACTCACTTTGAGGTATTTGAGATTAAGTGAGGACTTATGGCAGACCCTTCCCTGTACCTCACTTGCCCTAAATGCAATAACTGGTACTCAGACAAAACAGTACCGCACAGTGAACTACGTGAAGCCTTAGATGGTTACATTGGTTCGCTGCACTTCTGTAATTGTCGTGATTTCCACGGCAACCGCTTCATACTGATTGATGCTCACGCACGGGGCTTACGAACCCCTGTGATGCAGGAACGGTATGAAGAACTTCAACAAGAACGTGATCAAGTCGTCAGACGATTACGTGACATTGACCGAGAGTTGGAAGAACTCGAAGAATAAACACAGCACAGATGGCAGGTATTTCTCGCTTTCACCTGTAGGCGCATCGTGGGTTCAATTCCCAGTGCTGTGACCCTTTTCTATCCCAGTGTGAGTGACGTATTTAGATGACTGCTGCCGGCCAACCATGGAACGGTCAGCAGTGGTGCTGAAATTATACGGTGCGGCACTTTGTACTCAATTCAGACTTAGCTACCTGAATAGGGGTTCGACTCCCTGCACTGGGACCACTTTTAATAGGTAGTAAAAAATGCCAAATATCTCTGTTGAGTTTACTCCCGAAGAGTTTAACAAGTATCAGGAAATGGTACGTACCAATACTACACTCTCTAATGCGAACCAGAAGCTGCGATACCAAGTGGCAGATCTGGAAAACAGCAGCGTAGTAACCATGCGCGTTATTGATCGGACCCTTCTACCTACTTTTAGACATAAAGACGCGATAATCAATGAAGGCTTAATTCAGGTTGATGTTGGTAATAAAGTACCGGAACACATCAGCAAAATGATCAACAAATTGATTAAGCACGGTACTAATGAGTGGAACGAAGAAGCAAAATTTCTGCTTCAAAAAGTTGAAACGAATATAGAGCTGACTAAGCAGTACAAAGATGCTAACCAACGTCTTGCCCGATACTTCCTGAAAGTCCGAAAGATGCCCTGGTATCGCCGCCTCTTTCATCGTTTCCCTTCACTGGAACAACTAAGTAAAGATTCAAATTAGTAACAACAACCCGCCACAGAGCGGGTTTTTCTTTTTGAGGAATAAAGAAAATGACGCAACAACAATACACGCTGGGCCAGGTGCTTCTGAACAAAATTGAAGAACTGACCCAGAAGGTGAATGCCCTTGAAGCTATCGTGAATAATCTGGCACCACTGGCACAGGAACTGGACTTACACATGCCTTACACACCTGACGGTGTGCAGGCATCAACGGTAAGTAATGAGACTAAGCCTATTGGTGAAGTCAGTAAAGAGAAAGCCAAGACCATTGCTACGCAGGTGCTGTATGAGCAGGTAGAAAACCTGATCGCCCGTAAGCCAGAAGTACTGACAGAAATGTTAGAAGCGTACCGCGTGGCTGATTACAGTACATCCGGTGCATCTGCGTTACTGGATATCTCCCCTGCCAAGATACGTAACTACTTCTTAGTAGCACGTAAAGCAGGCTGGCTTATCCGTTCCGGTACACACCGCGATTACCGCTATCGTGTGACGGACAAGTTCCGTGAACTGCAAGCAGAGGCTAAAGAAGATGCACTGGCTTAAAAAGCTGGCCGCAATACTGGCCTTACTTCTGATATCAGCAGATATGTTCTGCTGGTTCTTCTTCACCATTGTTAACGAGCAGCCTGAAATGGTTGAGAAGCTGTTCGTTGTAAACGCCATTGTTCTTGTGTTCGGGTACGGCTTTGTAGCTGCCCGTTCACTGACCTTATGGTCGTTAAATACCTTATTCGGAAAAGTACCATGAAAGCACTAACTCTTATGGCAATTAACTCTGTTATTGCTCATGCAGATGCAGTTGTAAGAACACTGAATGACTCTGACAACTTGCACGATCTGCAAATGTACATTGACTCTAAGGGTGACTGTGAAGTCACCCTAGGTGAAGCCAGTCAGTTAATGCACGCACTGGTTGTACAACATGCCCAGATTGAAGAGTTAATAAACCAGGCTCTCACGACACTTGACGCTATGCGTAAGGACTACTCATCATGAGCGAACAAACCGCACCGGCTACGCCATTACTGGATGCAATCATCCGTGTCATGGAAATCGTGGTAAGGGAGGATAAAGCCTTCCGTATGTACGACTTCTACGAAAAGCGTAACAAGGTCGCACCTGAAACCACGATACACACTTGCGGCACCGCTGCCTGTATCTGTGGGTATGCCGCTTTAGACATGGACGTCATAGGTCATGTCAAAGTAGTTGGTTTAGGGACTCCGCCAAGGAAGATATGGGCATGTGTCGAAAAGGAATTGGATAGTGTATGTGCCGCTGATTCTATGTTTGACGCCTACCCAGAAGACCGGATGGATTCGGCTAACCGGACTGGATGGTTACACCATTTACTGGATCACCCGCACCTTATCCGTGAAACCCCTACTGCTGCAGAAGCACTCGACTACCTGCAGAAAGTCAAAATCGCATTCAATGAGGTGAAGTATGCGTAACACCCCAATCCTTGATGCCATGATCTTGTGTATGCAGGACGTGCTCAAAAAAGAAGGCTCAGGACTTTACATGTCGGCCTTCTTCAAAAATATTGATGAAATCCCTTTCATTAACCGTGAAGACGGTATGGCGGTCAAAGACAGTACCACCGTTAATGAGTGTGGCTCTGCTGCCTGTGTACTGGGTTGGTGTATCTTAGACCCACGGGTACGCATGGTCTCTGGTACAAATGTACCACAAGATCTGTGGAAGGCATTAGAAGCAGAGATTGGTGAAGTTGCTGCTGACTCCATCGTTGCACCATTTGCTAACTTCCGCAAGAAACGCGCGAACTGGTTACCTGCCACTTCCCATTCAATGGCGCTACTTCAACACAACCACGTTAACAGCGAAAGCAGCATCAATGATGCGCTGGATTACCTTGTGGTAATGAAGGCTCATATTGGTGAAGCCAATGAGCGAGTCTAACTTAAAAGGTATTGAGGGTCTGCGTATCCTGACCGAAACCACTTTTGATAACTTCCCTGATGCCACAGTACAAGCATGGATTAGTGAAGCAGTTTGGCAGTATGACGCCAAGTGTCAGGAAGTTGCTGACTTCCGTAAACGAAACACCCATTTAAGGGTACGTATGAGTCGCGCTATTGAACGTATGAACGAAGCCGATGAAGACGACACAGATGCGTTATATGACGCTGTAACCATCCTAGAAGGAGAATAATAAAATGCCTGAATTGTTATTAGAAAAAGACGCAATCATCCGTCACCTGAAATCAGGAAACACGTATAAAGTACTTGATGTCGTAAACACCCCGTTTGACGGTGTAACCTGTCGCTATCCGTTGACCGCAGTTTACCAACACGTACATAACGGTCAGAAGTACGCACGTCCCTGTGCAGACATGATTGGTAAGTTTGAATCGGTGGATCCAAAGATTGTGGAACTGGAAAAGAAGGTTGGTGAGTTAACGGCAGCGAACCATGCGCTGCGTATCGCTGCAAGCGATGCAGCACTGAAACTGGCACGCACTGATGTCGCTAATAAAGCAGTATCTGAAGGTCTGGCCCGTGCAGTCCGTGAATCTGCAGTGGCGTGATCAACAACCTTGAAGGCATGAGCAAGCGGGAGCTGCTTGAGATAATCCAAATCCAACAGGAAACGGATATCGAACTATCCCGCTACATCAAAACACTGGAAGACCATAACGGTAAGATGAAACTGGCTCTGATGAAAGCATTAGACCGGTGGTGGCCTATCGTTCACGGTGCTGTGTTTGTGTCTGACACTACTAAAAACCTTCGCGTAGAAATACGCAACGCTATCGAGAATAAGTAATGAACCTGGTTGAAATGCTTATTCTGGCTCCTCTGGCCTGCCTGTGCATCGCTACGCTGTTCGGTTGGTACATTGTACTGTCCAGCAGAAGAAAAGCCTCCTCACGCCGCGCTGAGAGCCAGATTCCTGAAATGGAATACAAACCTATCCCGTACATCGGCCCTGCCTTGTCTGACACAGAATGTTAGAAGCAGGTCTGATCTTGATGTCACTTGGCTTAATCGCTCTGGCCGTAGTCCATGACTACAAACAATCCAGACGCAGAGACAAGCGGCAATACCAACGCCGAATTAGAAAAGATAAGCCAGCCTGACCGCTGGCTTTTTTATTGGAGAAATACATGACCACTACTGATTACATTTTACTGGGCGTTGTAGCCATACTTGTTGCTGCTTTGGTTAAGATCCGCAAGGACAAAAAAAGCAACGCTACTGTTGGCGGCAACAGCGACAAAAATACTGCACCTAAGTCTAAGGTCTGACTATGCCTGTACGTGAAGTAAAACCAAAGTCACCGACACGGTGCGAACAAATTGAAGCCATGATGTTAGACATGGGCTGTAAAGGTGAATACATCAGCAGCCGTGGCATCATTTCCCGTATTGAATCCGTTGATTACGAAACGATTGTACTGGCCGGCCAGCAGATGATGTTCTGTGGTATCCGGTTACGTGGTGGTTTCGTTGCAGTCAGTAAGCCAAGTCTGGCACTGGACCCTGAGAACTTCCGTGAAGAAATCGGTAAGAAGGTCTCGTTTGAAGATGCGTTCCAAAGCATCTACGAACTGGAAGCCTACCGCATGCTGGCAGCAAAAAGTGAATAACTTACTGCCTGTACCTGAAAAGGTGGAAGTTGGTCTGGTACTGATTCCTGTTGTCACCGGTCGCATCGGCAACGCCGTTGTGACCTGTGTAAAAGATAACGGTATTTTCCATGTCGTTACAGATTTCGGTACAGAAGTCGTACTGGTACGTGAAGAAATAGAGCAGTTCTTCGGTGTACCTGACTGGCATGCAGCGCGGGAATACTTCCGTGAATCGCTGGACGATCTGTTCCCCCAACCCATCGACCTGAAAGTGGATAAAGGCAAACAAGCCTTGCTTGACCGGTTCCGTACACAACGGGATCTGATTGATAAACAAATCCAAAAAATTGAACAACCAGAGCCAGCTTAATAGCTGGCTTTTTTGTGTGAGAGGAAAACATGAGAAAACCATTAATCATTGGTATGGCTGGCCGTAAAGGTTCAGGCAAAGACTTCGGTGCAGACATTCTGCAGAAGGTACTCATTGAGCAGTACAGCAAAACCGTAGACACCGCTGCATTCGCAGACCATATGAAACGTATGCTGGAAACTGGCTTAGACCTGGCACCTTTCCAATTGGAAGACCATGACGCTAAAGAAGCGGAAGATCCACGCTACGGCGTGTCTCCCCGCAAGATGATGCAGACGTTAGGCACAGAATGGGGCCGTAACCTCATCTGTGACGACTTATGGCTACGTTGTATGGATAACACCATCAGCAAATCAAAGGCCGATGTGATCATCATCACGGACGTTCGCTTCCCTAATGAAGCAGGTTTCATCCGTAGTCGTGGCGGTGAAATAGTCCATGTATTCAATTTACAGCAACCGGACAGCGTTGACCTGCATCAGTCAGAACAACCCCTGCCTATGCATGGCCGTGACTTCGTTGCGGTGAATGACATGACAGCAGAATACGAGGTACGTCTGCGTACCGTTCTCCACCAAATCGCAAACCCTGTGGACTGGAAAATCAGTCAACGGGTAGGTGTCAAACCAATGTCCGAAACACGCGCAGGAACGCTACTAGACACATCCGCATAACAACCGTTTAGTGCTGCCGTTCGGCAGCTGCGGTGATCATTTAATTTAAACCAAGGAATATTATGAGTGCAGTAAGCCCGAAAGTGGCTAAGCAGTTTATCGAAACAAGTATTCAGGCTGGGTTAGTCCCTATGTTGCACGGAAGCCCTGGCATCGGTAAATCTGATGTAGTTAAGCAGATTGCAGAAGAATACAACCTGCAACTGATTGATGTGCGTCTGAGCCAGTGTGACCCGACTGACCTGAATGGCTTCCCTAAAGTCACTGACGACATTGCTGAGTACGTACCACTGGATTTATTCCCGCTGGAGTACTGGACATTACCTAAAGGTAAAAGCGGCTGGCTTATCTTCTTAGATGAAATTAACCATGCTCCGCAGACAGTCCAACGTGCCGCTTACAAACTGTTGCTGGACCGTATGGTCGGTAAGTTCTCCTTACACCCTGATGTAGCACTGGTTGCCGCCGGTAACCTTGAAACAGACGGTGCACTGGTAAACCGCTTAGGTACTGCCATGCAGTCACGACTGGTACACATCGAAATGACAGTATCCGCGAATGACTGGATTGAGTGGGCACAGATGAACGGTATTGATTACCGTATCACGTCTTACCTGCAATCACGCCCTGACAGCCTGCATACGTTTGAGCCGGACCACTCGGATAAAACCTTCGCGTGTCCTCGTACATGGCACTTTGCCAGCAACATCCTGCAGAAAGTGAAGCTGGATTCAAAGAGCGTCATTCTGTTGGGTGGTGCAATCAGTGAAGGTGTGGCTCATGAGTTCCACCAGTTTACCCGTGTATACGACCAGCTGCCCGATCTGGTGTCTATCGTTAAAACGCCGGAAGACGCTGTTGTACCGAACGACCCGAGTAGCCTGTTCGCACTGTCAGGTTTAATCGCCAAACACACCGGCCCCGCTAACGCTACGGCCTTGCTGTCATTCGTTGACCGTATGCCTAAAGAGTTTCAGGTAATTACTATCCGTGAAATGGGCCGCCGGTACACAGAGATTTCAGCCAATGAAAAGTGGTTGGAAAAGGCTGACGAACTTTCATCTTACTTCTAAGGAAGGCTATGCAGACTGAAGAAGCAAACAAGTTGCTGGATACAGCAAAAATCCATCTGATATCCAGACCGGACAGCGTATTCATTACGACTATTCTGTTCAGTCTGCGCTTTCAGTGGGATACGTCCTCTACGCTGTTCAGTACAGACGGGAAGTACCTCTGGATAAATCCGGAAGCCTTCATCCGTCTGACACCGGACCAGCGCATTACGTTACTGGCTAAAGCGGCATATCACACTGCACTTCAGCACGTGAGCCGTATGAAAGGTAAGCGTAAGAAGCACTGGTATGTGTCATGTGACTACGCGACTAACGATATCCTTAAAGGCACTGGCTTTGTGTTACTGGATGATGCTATCCATGAGCCGGTATACGCCGACCAGACCAGCGAAGATATCTACACCATCGTAGATATGGTGGATGAGCGTGATCTGCCCTTTGTCCATCAGTCCATCCGTGAATGTGAAGACATGGACGCTGAAGACATGGCGATGTGGGTGGAGGAGCGCGTACAGTCTGCGTTCATGAAAGCCAAGCTGATGAATCAGGGTTCCTCTATCCCTGGTTGTGTCACTACATTTCTGAATAACCTCAGAACTCCTAAGCTGCCCTGGAATCGTATTCTGGATAACGTACTGACTGAGTTAGCCGCTGATGATTACTCTTATCAGAAGCCGAATAAGCGGTATCTGGATCAGAACTTCATCATGCCTGGTTTGTACTCTGAACGGCTGGGCTCTTTGCGTATTTACGTGGATATCTCCGGCTCAATCACACAGGTTGAGTTTGACCAGTTTATCTCTGAGATATTCCATATCGTTAAGAAGCTGCAACCCAGTGTTACAGAGGTTATTTCCTTTGATACCCGTCTGACTGATAAGCACACAGTTAACGAACTGCGTGATGTTGTTGAGTTGGTATTCCACGGTGGCGGCGGTACGCGCATTGGTCCCGTACTGGACGACATCAAAGAGGAAAAGCCGGAAGTTTCGATTATCTTCACTGACGGATGTTTCGATATAAGGGAACGTCCTATTCCCCGTGAAGGCCAGATCTTCTGGATAATCCACGACAACCTGCACTTTAAGGCCGATACCGGCAAAGTCATTCACTACGAGTTGCTTGAACGATGAAAGACCCTCACAAGAGGGTGGCGCATCTGCACAAACTACTGAAACGCGCCCAAGTCCTGCGAAAGCAGGACCGGCGCACAATCAACATTCTCACGCACATAGTCGGTTTTTTAATGACCGTCATTGCCGTGTACGTGATGAACCAGTTTTAGGTTTCCCCAGTGGGGGAGTCCCATTGCATTCCGCTCCCCTACTTTTTTTACCCCCATGGAGAAGCCATGAATATCACATTAAATGAAGACCAGAAGAAGGCAAAGAATGCCTTTATCGCCTTCCTGTTAAATCCTGAACAACAAGAGTTTGTCATTGAAGGGTTCGCCGGCACAGGCAAGACAACCCTGATCAAGTATATGATTGGTGCGTTGGATGCCTTACGTAAAAGTACTGAACTACTGGGCCAGAAGATCCCTGAGTTTGAGGAAATCGCGGTAACAGCTACCACACGCAAAGCGGCCACCGTACTTGCTGACAGCATGAACACTGACCCGCTGACTATCCACAGCTATCTGGGACTGGTTTTGAAGAATAACTACAGAACCGGAGAGCAGGAACTGACCCTGGGGCGTGGTGCAGCACCTAAAGAGAACTCTTTGATCATCATTGATGAAGCCAGCTTCATTGATAACGAATTGAAAGAGTACATCCAAGACCTGACTTACGGCTGTAAAGTCGTATACATGGGTGACCCGTGCCAGCTAATCAGCGTGAACACCGATATAAGCCCTATCTTCGGACAAGGTATACCAACGGCCAAGTTACGTCAGATCATGCGGCACGATGGCCCTATCAGTGATATTTCGGCACTTTACCGTAACACGGTAGAAACCAAAATCTTCAAACCGTTCGTTTGTGACGGTACAGCAGTAAGACACGTCAATGGCCCGACATTTCAGTCTGAGATTGATGCTGCCTTTACGTCTGCACAGTACAAGGCAGATAACAGCTGCAAGGTACTGGCATGGCGTAATGACCGTGTATCTGAGTACAACGAGTACATTGCTGATGAACGGGGCATTCATGAGCCGTATCCTGCAGGTGAATACCTGATCACGAACAAACCCATTATCTCAGCCAAACAGGAAGTGATGTACAGCACAGATAAGCCGGTGCTTATCGAACGCTCTACACCGTCTGTACTTGCCGATGTCGAAGGCTATGACGTAACACTGAGTTGCGGTTTCACCATGTTCTGTCCTACAGAACGGTGGAAAGTGAAGCAGCTGCTTCGCCGTATGGCGAAAGAGAAAGAGTGGAAATCATACTTTGAAATTAAAGATTTCTGGGGCGATCTCCGTCCGGCCTACGCATCTACCGTGCACAAATCACAAGGCTCAACCTACGAAAAAGTATTCATCGACTTAACCGATCTGGGTTACTGCCAGAATCCGGATGATGTCGCACGTTTACTTTATGTCGCTGTTTCCCGTGCTTCTAAAGAAGTCGTGATGTGTGGGGAACTTCCTCAACGCTACCTGACAGGTGACTTCAATGAGTACCCCGAATCGGCCTGACTATAATCGTGACTTCAAAGTAGGGTTATTGCAGCTACTGCGAAACCACCTTACCGAAACATTCTACAAATCCAGGCAAAACACGATTAACCGTATTGCCGTACGGCATAACGAACTGACGCAAACAAAGCCTGGTTTCCGGCACAACAAAACCCCTTACTTCCATGAAAGCCTGACGGCCTTACCGTTTCAACTGAAGCGGCTGCATGAGTCGTTAAGGGATGAGTTTGATATGCACCTTGAAGACTGGACAAGGCTCTGGTCTTACGTAGGTGAAGCCGAGGTAGCACTGATTCAGGTGCTGTCCTTCATGGGCAACATTAACGACCTGTACGAACTGTTACCTCACTCGCTGCATTCCCAGTTGCCGGGCAAAGACGGTACTTCCCCCTTCAGAAACAAAGAAGAACTGGAAGACTTTAAAAACACCCATGCCCAGCAGCTGAAGTCTATACGGCTGGTTCTGGCCATGAAAACAATGCGAGTGTAGTAAATGCAACATATTATCTTCCGTGAAAGCGAATCGTACGAAGTGGCCTTACTCATTAAGAGCCAGTCATTTAACGATACGGCTTTACGGCGATACTATTACATGCCGCTGAAGGACCGAGGATTCAAAGCAAACATTATTTGTTTCGACCTTATCTACGGTCCCAAAGCGAAATGTCCGGTGTCCTTGCAGAAGGACTACCTGAAAGATCTGCTACCTATTTTGAAGGAACAAGGCGTTAAGTACATTTACTGTGCTGACGGTAACTACTTCAAAACGCTCACCAAGGAACGGAAAGCCGAACCGCACCACGGGTACTGCCTGCCCTGTGCAATTGAAGGTTATACGGATATGCAGGTCATCCTTGGCGTTAACCACGCCGCGATGTTCTATAACCCCGATCTACAAGAAAAACTGGATATGGGCCTTGATACCCTTGCGTCTGTTCTGAAAGGAACGTATGCAGAGATAGGCGGCAACATTATCCACAACGCCCGATATGTACGGGATGAAAGTGATGTGTACACGGTGCTGCAGGAACTCAAGGAATACCCTGAATTAACCTGTGATACAGAAACGCTGTCACTGAAGTTCTGGGAAACAGGTATTGTCACTATTGGCTTTGCCTGGGACCAACATAACGGGGTGGTAATCTGGTGTGACGATTACGAAAAGGCGAACCACAAGATCCGACAATTGCTACGTGGATTCTTCTTTACGTACCGTGGCACGTTGATTTACCACAACGCCAACTACGACATGAAGATCATCATAAATACACTGTTTATGGATAATCTTCTGGACGAAGTAGGCAAACAACAAGGTATCGAGATACTGACCCGCTCATTCCACGATACCAAGTTAATCAGTTATCTGGCCACCAACAGTACAGCAGGAAATAAGCTAGGTTTAAAAGACCAGTCACATGAGTTCGCCGGCAACTTTGCCGAGGATGTAAGTGATATCCGGTTACTCTCTAAAGAGGACTTGGAGGTCTACCAGCTGAAAGACTGTCTATCTACCTGGTACGTATTCAATAAGCACTTCCAGACCCTAATCCAGGATAAGCAGCTGGAGATTTACGAAGGCATCTTTAAGCCCTCTGTAAAACTCATTCTGCAGATGGAATTAACCGGTATGCCGGTTGATATGGATATGGTGAAAGAAGCGCGTAAGGTACTTGAAGCCAAGATCGCTGAGTGTGTTTCTGTCATTCAGGGCCACACGGACGTTGAGCAATTTACTTATCTTCTGCGTGAGCAGGAAATGAATAAGGCCAACGCCAAACTGAAGAAGAAAGTGAAACCGCTTTCTGACTTCGATTACGTAGAGTTCAATCCCAACTCCAACCCGCAGATGCAGCAGTTCTTTTATGAGTACTTGCAGTATCCGGTGGTGGATAAGACAGACTCAGGTGCGCCCGCCACAGGCGGCGACACCCTGATGAAGTTGTACGGGATGACAGAGCGTGAGGACTTGAAGGAACTGATCCAGACCATTGTTGACTTCTTTGATGCCGACAAAATACTGGGTACGTTCATCAAAGCCTTTGAAGGCTCTGTACTGAAAGATGACGGACATTACTATCTGCACGGTAACTTTAACCTGGGCGGCACGGTTTCCGGGCGGTTGAGTTCTTCGGGACCTTAAATTAATAGGGCTTCATATTGGCAACAATATGTCGAAAATTACCTAAACGGGGAAACTCCGACATGGTATACTTTACTTATGGGCTTTAAGTACCATCACAAACATACCAATAAGGACAATCCCGTGCTAAATGTTAAACAAGTGAAAGAAACCGGAATGCCTATTCCCGGTTATGAAAATCTGTATGAAGTATCCTCACTAGGAAGGGTAAGTAACTACAGAAAGATAATGAAAACTTATTCAATAAACTCAGGTTATCAAGCAGTTAAGTTATCTAAAGACGGCAAAAAGAAATCCTTTCTTGTTCACCGGCTTATAGCAACTGCATTTGTACCAAACCCTGAGAACAAGCCTGTGGTAAACCATATAGACGGCAACAAGCTGAATAACGCAGCAAGTAACCTTGAATGGGTAACTACAGCAGAGAACCTACAACACGCCAGGGATACAGGATTAAAAACCTATAACAACCCTTCTACTGGGTTGAAATTAGGGACGAAATCCAAGTACCGAAATGTGACGTGGGACAAGTCAAAGAATAAGTGGCAAGCGGTTGTCCGTCATAATGGTAAGAATCATTTCCTTAAACGATTCGACTCAGAAGAAGATGCGGCACTCCATGTAAATTGGATACTGGATCAACTTCAACTGCATGACAGACCTCGCAACATTGTTTAACTAAATGCCGAACGACTATCCCGCGAGGGAGTACACTCAAGCGAGTGGAAACGGTAATCACCCTATATGGGTGTTGATATAGTCTATCCTGTATAGAGATATGCAGCAGTTCATAAGAGAACGGGTAAGAAAGTAGCGCAGCTTATCGAATATAGAGAATCTACAGAACATTCCGTCTACTGGCTCTACGTATGCCAAGCTGGTTAAGAAGTGTTTCAAAGCACCTAAAGGCTGGGTATTCATGGGAGCAGACTTTGCTTCTCTGGAAGACCGTATATCGGCCCTGACGACTAAAGATCCTGAGAAGCTGAAGGTGTATACCGATGGCTACGATGGTCACTGCCTACGGGCATACGGGTACTTTGGAGATCAAATGCCGGACATAGACCCGACTTCGGTTGAGTCGATTAACAGCATTGCCCAGAAGTACAAAGCACTTCGCCAGAAATCCAAGTCACCAACATTCCTGCTTACCTACGGCGGGACGTATCACGGTTTAATGGGCCTTGGTCTGCCTGAGCAGGAAGCCAAGCAAATTGAACAGAACTACCACCGGATGTACAGCCATTCAGATGCCTGGGTTCAATCCAAGATAGATGAAGCGGCTAAAGTCGGTTATGTAGAGGTGGCTTTTGGCCTTCGGGTACGTACTCCTATCATTAAGCAATGCCTGATGAATAACCGGAGAACGCCCTACGAGGCCAAGAAAGAAGGACGTACCGCAGGTAATGCGCTTGGTCAGTCATACGGTATGTTGAATAACCGTGCCGGCATTGATTTGCAGGAACGCACATTCGATTCTGAACACCGCTATGACATTCTTCCTTTCGCTCATATCCACGATGCCCAGTACTTTATGGTACGGGACGACATTGAGGTTGTTGAGTGGCTGAACCATAACTTAGTGGAGTGCATGGAGTGGCAGGAACTGCCTGACATTCAACATGACTCGGTAGGACTGGGCGGCGAGTTGTCGCTGTTTCATCCTAACTGGGCCGAAGAAATTCCACTACCTAATGGCGCAAGTCAGGAAGAAATTAAACACACTATCAAAGAATCAATGTCCTGATGAATTGCCCTGCGAAAGCGGGGCTTTTCATTTTTAAGTTGATTTTACGATCAAAAGAGGTACTGTATGTATGCGTAAGCGTAAGGCTTACAACCCACTCAAACATGCTGCTATTCACGCAAAGCATACTCTTAAAAACTTAGCGATTGGTCGCGTTCCCGGACAGGGACCATGCAAGATACTCAATCTTCGCACTTACCAAGTCGCAGACCCCACTAAAACACAATTTCAGCAAATGACCACTATTCGCCATAAATGGACGATTTATATGGCTGTTTTTGGAATTGGTGTCGATGGTAAACCCTATTCAAAAGCTGACGAGATGGAAGCCTCAGAACCCTACTTTCAATGGGAACTGGAAGATCTTCTGGTCGAAAAGCATAAGCAGATAGTCGCTTCATTCAATAAAAACCAGATGCTTTCTGTAGGTTGGATTGCGACACCGTACCCTAAGTCATGGGATGAACGGGAAGCTGCCAGACACCTTATTAATTTAGGTGCGCTTGATTTTGAACAGATAGAGCCCGGCGTGGTGCGGTCACTTATCGCATAGGAACATTTATGTTTGCCGATCCACTTGATGCTGCTACACACATGGAAGAACACATGAAGCAGCGAGCAATCCAGAATATCCGAAACAAGGGCCGTGAGTTACGCCCTAAAGGATGCTGCTACTTTTGTGCTGAGGAATTGCCAAAAGGCAGTTTGTTCTGTGACAGCGATTGCAGTCACGACTTTGAACTGATGAAACGAAACACCCGCTAACCTAACTATCCCCTTCCCCGTGGGACAGTCGTTGTCTCATGGATATGAGTCTCCCCCTATGAGTTGCAACGACCCTGAAATTACCTTACGTGTTCCCCCTTATGATTCCGACAGGCCAGCCATTGAGCAGTTAATCAAAGAGGGACTTTCCGATGAGCAGATAGCGAACAAGCTGGGTTTTACCAAAGCCCTGATTCGCTGCCGGCGGGAAAGATGGAAACTGAAAAGCGGCCTGTTTTACCGTGCTGAAAAGCGCAAAGAGGACATTATCCAGTTATGGAAGTCCGGATACCTTGTTAAGGAGATTGCCCGAATACTGGGTATCAGCGTCCAGACGGTTTACACCGTCATGGACGAGAACAAGATCTGGGATTCCGTACGGCTGGATATTGATGCGCCAGCTGTGCCCATCTCTAAGTTGAGCGAACAGAACGCCCCTACAGACAGGCTAACGGTAGTTACCCATAACAGAGTACCCAAGTGGGTGCTTATCCCTGTGGAGGACTACCAGGACTTAAAGAACGGGGTGTACGATGACCTCAGAAATTAAGTTTGAAGTCCAGCCTCTGCAGGAAGTCTGGCGCTTCCCTGGATGCACATTCAACGTGTCTTATCCGACACATAAAACCGTGTCCATCATTGGCATGCGTGGTGAGGATTTTACCCGTAATCATTACCTTGGCTTGAACAACGTGTTCTATGCCAGAGGTTACCGAACCATCATCTTTGAACGTGAGATTAACGGCAAACTGGAATTTCAGGAACGTAAGCTGAAACCGCCCTTTCCTCACATCAAAGCGACAACCTTTCTGAGAGAAGAATGAAAGCAGAATTAATTACCCCGATCAGCAATGACCTGCTGGTCGTGAACGCAGCCCGTGTCTCTATGGACAAAGAATCCAAAGAGTTCACGTACCGTAAAGATAAGCCAAAGAGTTCTGATGAAGGTCTCTTAAACTATCTGGCTACACACCGTCACTGGACCCCGTTCAGCCATGTACGTATTACCATGGTATCGAATAGTCCCATTGTAGATTTGGATGATATCGACCCAGAGGACGTAGCATCAGCTGCATGGCGGTGTGACGTTGGGCGGTACAAGTTCCGTACTTCATTGTTCGGCTGGGCACACCTTATCCGTAATGGCCTTATTACAGGCTATTCCATCTGTGATGTAGTACACCTACTGTTCCGTGAAGCACCAGAAGCTGCTAAAGCGTTACTACCTGAATACGAAGAGGGTGCTTACGCTTGCCGTGGACACGTTTGGGCACCTATTGGAGAAACCGACCCCGCATTCATTGACGTAACGATGCGTGAAACCATCCCTATCTTCATTGCCCGTCAGCGATTCAAGCACATGGTAGGTACGACCTACAATGAAGTATCTCGCCGGTATGTAGATGACACACCTGAGTTTTATGAGATTGAAGAATGGCGTAGCCGTCCTGATGGCAGCATTAAACAAGGTTCCGGCGATGTACATCCTGAATCTGATTCTATGTGTGCAACGGTTGGCTTTCGTACAATCAATGCCGCAGAAGAGTATGATGGGCACATTAGTGACGGTTTCGCTCCTGAACAGGTAAGAAGTACCTTGCCACAGAGCATGCTGACCAGTTATTATGTCACCTCTTCGCTCAAGGCGTGGAACAGAGCATACCGACAGCGTATTGACTCCCACGCACAAAAAGAGATCCAAGACCTGGCTAAACAGTGGAATAAAATTCTACGCCGGTCTGAACACCGCGGTCTCTGGTTAAACCTTTCCTCATAGTTGATCAGCATTAGCTGAAATACTATCGGCGGGACTCGTTCCCGCCACCTAATTCCCTCACTTAGTTAAAGAGTCCTTCCCATGACACCATCTGTTTCTACACTCATTTCTATCGCCCTGAAGTTCGCCAAACGTGCACAGGAAAAAGCCAAAACTCAGCACGCTAACCTAAGCAAAAAGCGCCAGAAACTGCTTAAAAAGGTAGCCGCTGCCGAAGCAGAAATGGACTATGCAGAGAAGGACTATGCGAAAGCACTGAAAGTATCTCAGAAGCTAGAAGAGTTCGCAGAAGTGTAAACACCCTTTAACCTTACAAAAGCCCTGTACTACGTACGGGGCTTAATTAGATGGTCCGCCTCACCTCTAAGCTAGTCTTAGAGTTAGGCAATCAAAGAGGCGAACCATCATGTCTACTATTAAAGTTCTTGGTATCGATTTAGGCAAATCATCCTTTCATGTGATAGGCCGTGATTATTCAGATAACCAAATCATCCGCAAAAAGTTTTCCCGCACTGCACTCATTCATTTTCTTCATCAGTTAACGCCATGCACAATTGCTTTCGAGGCTTGTGGCGGTGCGCACTGGCTCGGCAGGCAGTGTGAGTCGATGGGGCACAAAGTCAGACTGATCCCTCCGCAATATGTAAAGCCCTTCGTTAAAAGCAATAAAAATGATTTCATAGATGCAGAAGCAATATGCGAAGCATCGACAAGACCCAATATGCGCTTTGTCAGCGTAAAGTCGGAAGAAGCACAGGTCATTTCCGCTATTCATAAAGCCAGGCACGGTTATATTAAAGACCGGACAGCATGTATGTCCCGCATAGGCGCATTGCTTCTCGAATTTGGCATTGCGCTGCCAACAGGCCATAGCGTGATGAAGCAGTTATTTAACTGGCTTGCTCAGCAACGACAGGAATTGCCGGGCCTGCTCATGCAAGAGCTTGCGGAGCTTCACGATTACTATCTGTTTCTCAATGAGAGCATTGAGAAACAAGACAAAAAGCTAAAGCAACTGGTTGAAACAAACGCGATAGGCCTGCTTCTTAAAACCATTCCAGGTATTGGAGACATGACAGCGAGTCTTTGTATTGCCAACATCAGTAGTGCCACTGACTTTAAAAGTGGGAGAAACATGGCGGCATGGTTGGGACTGGTTCCGGCGCAGTATTCGACTGGCGGTAAACCCAAATTACTGGGGATAAGCAAACGGGGTAACAAAGAGCTCCGGACCTTGTTTATCCATGCAGCCAGGGCGGTCATGTCCCGACCAGATAAGACCGGTAAAATTTATGGCGAGTGGCTAATTAATTTACGCGCCACAAAGCCATTCAATGTTGTAACCGTCGCTCTGGCCAACAAGCTGGTACGAATAGCATGGGCAGTAATGAAAACTAAACAAGCATTCAATAGCAAAGCGTTAGCACCAGGTTTGCAATGATAAATATGATGACGAAAACGGTAGAACCACTGGATTAAAACCTGACACAAAAAACAGCTCACAGAAGCTTTCGGTTTTTTGAGGATAATCCAGCGCGGATCTCATCGTGGAGCGGGTTGCGAAAGCGCCTAATCAGACTCCGAATACATTAGCGCATAACCAACCCCGTTATCGACATTTACTGTTGCAATAACGAGGCGGACCATACATTTTTGTATCTGGAGAAAACATGATTTCCCTGACTACTAAGTTGGTAGGTGATATCTGCCCTGTAAGCGGGGAGATTGGCCTACGTGATATCCGAGTACCTAACCGTGACGATTACACACTGGATACCGGTGACGGCTCACTACTGGCCCACGACTACATTGATCACCAACATGGCCTTGAAGCCATTGGCACCATTGAAGATGAACTAAAAGCATTAGGTTGTGCATGGGCCATCCGTGGTCACTATGCCGGTGAACTACAGGAAGATGGTATTGCCGGCGATCTGACAGACATGTACCAGTATTTCACCAACAGAACCAGACTGAAGCCAGTGCCTGTTACCCGTAGCCATGTACTGGATGACGACTTTGAACGCATTCTGGATGCCGCACAGGAACAGGCAAGACTATACGTACTTGAGTACAGTCCCACTAACTTTGCCCACTTCCGTCCTATGGCTCTGGCCTACATGCGTAAGGGCATCCGCAGGATGCACAGACGCTACAGAACCACACACCCTGAGTCTCAGGCTTATGACAACTATATCGCTATCCGTGATGCCATACGGAAGGTAGATATCATGGATGGTATGTACTACACCCTGCGCCTGCGTGACGGGCACTGCACCATTACCGAAGACGAGGTATTCCATTGAAACGATTCAAACTCTGGAACCCGCTGAAGCTGAGTTCCTACGCCAATGAAGGCGAGACCATTGACCAGTATGAAGCCCGTTCCGGCTACTCATTATCTTCTCATATAGAAGTACGGGACCAGTTGGGCTTGGAGATGGTACTGGAAGCTATTCACAACGAAACGGACACGCAGCTGGCGTACCGTGAAATCACAGCATAAGGATCACCATGTCACAGCAAACCTTTGACGCATGCGTCGTCAACTCACAAACAGGCAGCGTAGTTAAGCGAGAGCCTTGTAATGATCAGTACGAAGCTGCTGCCAAATGCCGAACTATGCAGAAAGAAGTGAATCCGGAGCAATACCACACCGAAGTCAGAAAGGGACTCAGTACCTATGCAATTTAATCAACTACTCTATAAAGCACACAGCAACGGATCTATCGGTTCCTGGGAAGTAAAGGTTACCGGTACGGATGCTGAAGCTGTCATGACCGTTATCGCCACTAAAAAACTTGGCGGTAAGTCCGTGGAAACACCACGTAAAATCACGAAGGGTAAGAACATTGGCCGTGCCAATGAAACTACCCCGCTGCAACAGGCCATTGCTGAAGCACAATCCAAAGTGAATAAGCAGCTGGACAAAGGCTACACGGTTGATATGCCGGAAGCTGGCTCAGTATCCACTAATGCCCTTAGTTTCCAGAAACCTATGCTGGCACAGCCTGTTGATAAGGTTAAAGACTGGGATTTCCCAGTATACGTTCAGCCTAAGATGGACGGTCACCGCATGTTGGCTGCCGTACAGGATGACAAAGTGGTTCTTTACTCACGTCAGGGTAAAGTCATTGACTGCGAACATATCCGCGCCACGTTGCAAAGTATGTACGACAGTGAAATCTGGCTAGGAGACACGCTGGACGGTGAGATTTACGCACACGGCCTGTCGCTGCAGACCATTTCCTCACTGGTTAAGAAGCCGAAGCCCGAGTCTGAGCAACTACGTTACAACCTGTATGACATAATGGTCGATCAGGGATACCGTCACCGCCTAGCATTGCTGATGCGAATGCTGGACCACTTCAGCACGGAGTACGTAACACTCACTCAAACGACCGTGTTGAACGACCATGCCCAGTTAAACCACATGCACGGTGTATACATTGGCGAGGGCTACGAAGGCACCATGATTCGTCAACTGGACTTCCCGTATGGGAAAGGAAAGCGATGTAAGTCTTTAATGAAGAAGAAAGACATACAGGATGCAGAGTTCCTGATCACCGGTCTCACCGAAGGTAAGGTCAACGAACGACTGGGAACCCGTGTAGGCATCTGGATTTGTCAGACTAAAGAAGGCAAGGTGTTTGAAGTTACCGCTGCCGGTGATGCACAGGAAAAGCACGATGTAGCGGTCAATGGTCGTCAGCAAATCGGCAAGTATCTGACCATCTTCTTCTTTGGATATACCCCAGAAGGTGCACCGTTCCATGTCAAAGATAGCCGTGTCCGGGAGGATATCTGATGGCTATCGAAGTCGAACACGAAGAGATTCAGGTCAGCCACCGGTATGCCGAAGTTAACGGCTGTCTGGTACAGCGTACTGGATGGGCTAATTACGAAGGGGCCAGTATTTCTATTGTTGGTCCTGATGTACTCACGCCGGTAACACTGGAACTAACATGGGAACAGATTGAAGTACTACGTGCAGTCCTTGGTTCAGGTACTGACTTTGAAGACAAAGCCCCTTAACGGGGCTTTTGTTTTACTCTGATTTGAATCCATCTGCTATGTAGCAGCCAATCCAGAAAAGGACACGGGGTATAAGGAAGCCTGGCACGCCCCAGAGGACAGCTATAAAAACAAAATAGGCCACTCCTATCGCACCCGCACTTTCGATGTATCTCTCTGCAGAATCGCCCATACCGTCCATCATTAGTAAGAGTGCTACGCCGCATAACACCCAACTAGCAATAACACTGATTCGCCGGAATCCCTCTTTTTTATTTTTCAAACTCTATCCTCATAGTACTACTAAGGAAGCTATTTTATGAAAGAATCTACTCACCGTCTAGGCTGGGTCCGTGCAGTTATCCTTGAACGGAATAAAGGCATGGGTCTACGCATACTGGAAAAGTGCCGGCATCGCGGTCAATTCGTTGAAGGTATACACTGGAAAAAGGTAAACGGGGTTATCATGTATAACTACGAAGCCATTGACCAGTTATACGAGGAAGCGGATGTCGCGTGAAATTAAGACTGAGTACCCCGGTGTCTACACCCGGGGTACGTCTATCCGGATACACTTTACCTATAAAGGTAAAAGGTGCAGGGAGACTTTAAGCAATCTGGTGAACACACCGGCCAACCTGAAGTACGCAGCAGGTAAACGAACCGCTGTACTGCATGAGATAACGACACGGGTATTTAATTATCGGGACCATTTCCCCGACTCACCCATGGCCGATGTCTTTGAGCCTGTTAAGGACGTGCCCACCATATCGGAACTCTTGGTGAACTGGCTTCAAGCCAAACAAAGTGAAGTGTCCGTAAAGACACATGCTTTAATGAGTAACCGCATAGACAAGTACATCATTCCTAAGTTTGGTAACAGAAAAGTAGATACTCTGCTTCAGTCCGAAATCAAACGCTGGCGTATGGTGGAACTGGGCGAACTGGCTAATAAAACCATTAACGACATCATGACGCCGTTAAGAGGTATTTACGCCGATGCTATGGCCGACAGGATCATAGACTTCAATCCTTGTGCACACGTTCCAAATCTGGATAAAGATCAGGAAGACAATGCCGACCCTTTCACGCTGAATGAAATTAAGGCCATTGAAAATACACCGACACACATGGAGTCAGAAAAGAATGCTTTCCTGTTTGCATGCTGGACAGGGTTACGTATATCCGAATGGATGGCACTGGCTTGGGAAGACGTGGACTTTGTGAACCGTACTATTAAGGTACAGCGTTCAGTAGTCTCACATGACTTAAAAGTCCCTAAAACGAAATCCAGTATCCGGACAGTTCATCTTTTAGGTCAGGCATATGAAATTCTGCTTGCACAAAAGTCACTCACCTATATGATGCCGCCTGTTCAGGCTGAAGTTGGTCAGGCAGATAAAAGACGAACCAAGAAACAGAAACTGTCTTATGTGTTTCGTCAGACCGGCTCAACCGAACCCTACGCTTTAAGTGCGAAGTATGGATACGATTTCTTCAGTAATCACTTAAAACGATCTCAGGTAAGGGACAGAGGACCAAATCAGGCCCGACACACTTATGCCAGTCAGCTGTTAACGAAGGGTGTAAATGAACGTTGGATAATGAGAGAAATGGGTCACACCTCTATCGTAATGTTTGAAAAACACTACGGCAGATGGATAGATGAAGAGATCCCAGATATGGCAGATCTGGTCACGAAATTATTTGAAAAAGTCCCATCTGCGTCCCACAACATTAAAGGAGTACGCTAA